TCAGCCACTTGCACTCTGGGTCGATCTGGTACATTGGCCTCCCGAAGTCACCCAGTCGGGTAAGGAAATGATCCGTCGCCCCCTGCCGATGCACTGGGCTGTTCGAGTAGGCGAACTTCACCTTACCGAGCCCCTTGCGAGAGTATCGCTTGAAGATATCCGCGCACGAAGTCTCGTCAGCCTGCGACCCACTGGCGCCGCTTGGATCACCCGTCACGAATATCTCAAACCCGTCGTACTTCTGCCGGATCAGAGGCAGCAGCTTGCTCTCGATCGCACGCTCGATGCCCATCCCAAAGGTCACGATCTCGTCCAGCGTCAGCACCTGACCGAAGGCGTTCTGCTGCTTCAGCACCATCGCCGGCGTGAGCCCAAAGTCGGCAGACACCAGCAGGAGCGAGTTCGGGTCGGGGATCAGCCGGGTCTTGGCGACGTGGATATCGCGGTTGAACGCGGGATGCACCGGCTTCCCGCCGCGAGACCGGCCATACTCACACATCACGTAGGTGCGGATGTAGTCGTCCGTCTTCCCGTTGACCAGCGCCTCGTAGTATCCGGGCGGCAGGTTCTCGATGTTCTCCGCCTTCGGGTTCGGGATGTACTGCTTCTCCCCGACGCGCAGCATGGCCGGCGGCTGGATGAACACCTCGACGCCGAGCTTCTTCAGGTCAACCTCGGTCTTCCCATCGTCCGGGTCGATCCCACTCAGCCGGTAGTACCAGTAGGAGTCCTCATCCGGCATGTTCGAGTCCCCCCAGACCCCCACCCACGACGGGCCACCCTCGTTCATGCGCGGGTACCGCCCGATCCGGCCGTCGAGAGCTTCGATGATCTCGCGCGGGATGTCGCGAAACTCGTTCACGTAGGCGCCGGTCAACTCGAGCGACAGCAAGTTCTTCACGTCGGCAGCGTCGTCCAGCGCGCGGAACACGACCTCGCAGTCGATATCCCCCTGCTTGATATAGTAGGTCTTCCCGGTCTCCTTGTAGTATCCCAGCGTGCCGTTTGGGAACCAGTCGAACCAGGTCTTCATCGTGGTGTCACGGAGCTGCGGCATCGTGTTACGGATGACCGCGAACCGTGTCTTCCGCCGGCCATCAACGGTTGATGGCTTCTGCATCGCGGCTCGTCGCGGGATCTCCCACTGGCTGCCGACGGACTTGCCTGAGCCGAACGGTCCGAGTATCCAGCGGTGCCGAGCCTCGGACTGCATGTAGGCACTGGTGGTCGGCGGGAACTTCGTGTCGATGCGCATCAGGCCGCGCTCCTCGGGGGGTCGATGGGTCGATACTCGAACCGCACCCCGTCCATCTGCTCCAGCACCAGCGCGCCGTCTGGTCGCTTCTCGATCATGCGGCAGAGGTCGCGACGGCCGCGCTTGTCGAGCGGTCCGACGCACAGTTCATCCCCACCGAACCCGAGGGCCATCAGTCGCTCGGTCAGGACGCCGACGCCGGGCTCGGTCCAGCAGCGGGGGTGAACGAACACGCGGGCGCTCATGCCCGCTGCCCCTTCACGGTGCCCCACGGGATCACCGCCTCCTCGGCGAGGGTCATCCGGCGGGCGGGCTGCGAGCACTGCCAGGTCTTGACCTCGGCCTCGGTGTATCGGTGCTCAGTCGCCCAGAGTGACCCGTTGCTGCTGCGCATCAGCCAGCGCGTCGGTGTGGCGGTCAGGTTGGCCAGCATTCTCGCCTCCTATTGGTCGATCGTCACAGGCTCATGCCCGGACGACAGTATGGGGTGCGCTGGTTGCCCCGCGAAGCTGATGTTCAGCGTCAGCCCCCCGCCAGCGTTCTTCTCGTTGTCCTTGTCGCCTTTCGGCTCCAGGCCCGCCACGCGGGCCGTCCACTTGATCAGGTCCGCCCGCACCGCCGAGGACACCAGCGGGTCAGTCGCCATGTCGAACGAGTGCGCCAGCAGTTCTTCCGCCTGGGCCTTCGCCTTCGCCTTGAACGACAGGCCGTTCTTCTGCACGTCATCGCCCACCCGATCACACAGCGCGCGGAACTCGGGCGACTCCAGCAGCGACGCCGCAGCTTCGGCGGTGTAACCGTACCGCTGGAAGGTGTCCTCGACTGGCTCCATGCGCAGCGCCAGCTCGTAGGCCAGCCGCTCGAACTTGGTCTGGTAGATTGACGGCAAGGCAGCCAAGCGGTCAGACTGCCTGACCGCTGCGCTGTCGGGGATATCGTCGTCGAGGGTGTCAGTCATTCAGCGAAGTAATCTCTGATAGTTGACTCACTGAACCCCCAGGCCAACAGCGCCTGCTTGACAAGCTGGACCGCTTCGAGCGCGTTGAGGTCATCATAAGGATGCTCGACGGTCACGCTGGGCTGCACCGTGCCGGCGGACTCGCCGGGCGTCGGGGGGTTGGAGGGGGTGAGGGTGATGCGCATATGTCAATCATAAGGCGGGGCGGTCAGGTTGTCAAGCGGGCGACAATTTGGTTTTGGAATGTCAAAAATTTTACAGCCTCCTAAAATGACCTGGCTATGTACGGGAAGGGGATACTGAACACGCCCCCCGCAATGCGAGCCCCCAAGCCTGACCACCAGACCGCCCGATTTGTCAAGCATTGTTACAATTTGGCTCCTGACGCCTGACCGCCTGACCTTAAAGTAGTTTCGAGCTTTCGCCGTTAGCATGATGATATATAAGGCTTTTCTGGCAATCGGGCATGTCTGGCGGCCTGATTGCTGCCTCTTTTTTAGGCAGTATTAGATAAGTCTAATATGCGAGGCGGTCGAGCGGTCCGGCATGTGGACTTTTTGCGTTTTCACCTAGCACATTGAATTGATTGGGATAATCACGCAAAAACGAGAAAAGCTTGTAAGAATTGTTTTACATCATGTGGACTAATTGAGCCTGTCAATCTGGCGGTGTAGCGCATTGATTCATATAGGATAATCAGGGAAAAATGAGGCGAAATCGTGAAATAGTCCGGATTGTGTGACAGTAACCATGCAGGCAGTCAGGTCGGCAAGTGATTGATTTATATAGCCAATTCAGGTTTCCGTTTTCTGCTTGACACTCGGGGTAAAATCGTGAATATGCCAAGGAAATCAGGGGGTTAGGCATAGCCACTAGAGGAGATATGTATGTTATTGATTATTATATATTATTCACGATATTCACGATTTACACAGTTTTTTTTGTACAGAGAGCATCCCATTTCGAGAAATTAGTACAATCCGAACCGGCGCGCGTGTACTTGGGCGCCGCTCTGTACAAAACGGAACGTGAATATCGTGATTTTTCCTTTAAAATCAATGGGGCGACCTCTAAAAATGGGCCTTTTTCGTGAGTACGCCTAGATAATCAATGACTTACACGCCTGACCGCCTGACTATTGTATTTCTTTAATATTAACAACGTACTAACTCCCTGCTCCTACTCTCTACGCTCTCGGATTACTCCCACAATATCAACGCGCTAGTGACAATCTTTTACACTTTCTGCCCAAATTGTCACATTGTGTCCTTTTTTGTCACTTTTCAATTATGATTTTCCCTTTAAAATCAACGTGCTAAAACCTGGCATGGCCTGTGCTAGTAGATAACCGGGCGCCGACGTGGCGCCGATAGTTTCGGGAGTCTGACAATATGCTACTTATAACCCTAGCCTGCATCCTAACCGGCACCACAATCGCGGCGCCTGTCATTCTCACGCTTCGGAGGATTGGAAAATGAAACGCGAATCAAACCGGAAAATCCGCAACACTATTCACCGCATATACAAGGCACCTGGTGGTAGGCAGTGCGACATCCGGCGGGGTTTCCGAGGGGCGCTCACGGATGCTGCGGCGTTGCGCCTCATTCGGCGCTGTTTGGGTTTCTAGTGACCCCCATAACCAAGCCAGTCAAACGCCGGACCATCGGACCGCACCGCGGCTTGCGCGTTGTGGTCTCCCTCGAACCCGGCGACGTGATCGGGTTCCGCAGCGAACGCACGCGGCGCACGTACTATGTCACTGTCGGCGCGTGTTTCGATATGGCAGTCCGTCAACAAGTCGCGGCCGAACGCGCCGCCAAACGAAAGGGCAAAAAATGAAACCTGAAATTAACTTCACCCCGTACCGCGTACGTTATAGCGCGGTTGGCCCTGAGGTGGACGCGGTGCGCCTGAGCTGCGAAAGCCGGACCGGGTTTTATTGCATTGGGTTGACCAGTGACGGCCACAAGTATTATTCCGTCAACGGGCGCATTGTGCCGGACCTGCCGAGTACGCCTTATACGGCCGCCCTTCGCACGGCCTGGGCGCAATGTGTGTTCCTTTTATCGCGGTATCTGGCGGCGCCCGGAGAGCGTAACGGGTTGTTTTGGGAAATCAAGGGCGCACTGAAACCCTAACTTATAGCGCCCTTCGCCGGGCGTCATGGGGTGCGGTTTCGCATCGGACAAACTGAAAGGGTAGGCCATGCGGCGATACATTAAGCAATTTAGGGTAGAAACAAACGGCGGCCGGATTGCTGGCCATTTCGATACAGTGGAAATGGCGGAACGGTGCGCGATGCAGGGGCGCGCCCGCTGGGTTTTCCGCTGGTTTGAGGGGCGCTACTGCTGCGCCAGGCAGTACAACTGAAAGGGTAGAAAATGACAAAGCGAGAATTTGAGCGGCGCGCAAGACTCGCGGCCGCATTGACCGGCCTGGGTTTCACCGAAGCGGAAGCGGATCAGCTCCGGCGGATCAGTAACACGCTGCGGCGGTGGCACGAATTGGAGTGTGGGACCGGCGAAGGGCAGATAACCCGAAGCGTCGAGCGCGACGGCGACGAACCGGACAGCAAGCCATATATGAGGGTTCAGTACCCGACGGCCGCCGGCTACGTAGACCGCCGTTTCCCTGTCCCGGACCGCGAGACCGGCGCGCGTAAGCGGCTGGCGGTGCTGATCGACCGCCGGAACGCGCGGGAGTACAACCCGAATTCGCCCACAAAAATCGGGACCGGTCCTATGGACCAGGGCGCGGTCCGGGCGTACATCCAGACCGACCCCCGCGGCGCGGCGCTCTACATCATCCGGCCGGGCGACGTGCCGGAAGGCGCAGACGTTTCCGCATATTACGACCGCGGCATTTGTGTTTATTGAGAAAGGGCAGATTATGAAACAATTTAACCCATTCCCGCCGGTCACCTGTCAATATGGCGCCCCTATGGGCCGGCACGGTGATAACCCGGCGAACCTGCAAGGCGTCAAGCGGCTGCACGCGCGCCGGCAAGGGGGCGGTGGCGGATATGATCGCGGCGGCGCTTACTGGGGGACACCTTCTAACGTGTGGGCGGTCTGGGCTCGAATAGACGGCGCGCCGTGCGTAACCTACGTGCGCGCCAGCTCCCGAGCGGACGCAATCGAGAAAGTGAGGGCCGGGATATGAGACATAACCCGCCATCCTCGACGCTCAACCCGCCTGACTGGGCGACAACCCGCCAGTACTGGCGCGCGCTGCCCTGGTATGAGCGGGCCGGGGAGGTACTAGGGGCCGCGTGCGTGATCGCGCTGCCGTTCGTTCTGTTGTTTATCGCCGCGGCTTGCGGCATCCACTGAAAGGGTAAAACCATGAATGAAATTTATACCGAAAACCTCGCCGACTTCGGCGCCCGTGAGCGGAAGATGGCCGCGGAACTTTTGGCCGCCCGATGGCCTGACAGCTTCGCGGACGTAGGCGTGCGCGTGGCGATGAATCGCAATTCCGGGTATGTTTTCCTGGTCAATGAGGATTACCAGTGCGCCATGATGAACGGCGATGCCTGCGAGATTTTTCACAGCACGCCGTACGCCGGGCACGAAGGGTTCCTGTCCGATTTGCTGGATGAATACAGCCCGGACGATCTCAGCGGCGATGATGTGCGCTATCTGCGCGAGGCCGCCGACGCCGAAGGGGTAGACCTGCCGGAAGCGTGGCGAGAGTAGCCCCCGACCTGCGGCGCCTGCGAAACCGGGTGCCCTGGGGCGGGTGTTACCGCCTAACTTGAAAGGATGAGATTATGATTAACGCAAGCAAAGTCGTAAAAGCATGGCCGGTCGATGAGTTCGGCTGGTCGATCAGCCCCGGCGTGTCATGGTGTGATGTCGGCAGCCGGGTCAAGCTCGGCGACCGGGTCAAGCTCGGCGAAGGGGTCACGCTCGGCGAAGGGGTCAAGCTCGGCGAAGGGGTCACGCTCGGCGAAGGGGTCACGCTCGGCGATTGGGTCAGGCTCGGCGATTGGGTCAGGCTCGGCGACCGGGTCACGCTCGGCGAAGGGGTCAAGCTCGGCGAAGGGGTCAAGCTCGGCGAAGGGGTCACGTGGGCGCAAGATATGGGCCACTGCGACGGCTACCGCCGGGCGCTCTGCGACGTGTGCGGGGTGGCTTATGTTGCCTCCGGCTGCCGCTGGTGGCCGCTGGGCCGCATCATCAAACACTGGGAGACCCACCCGGAAAACCGGGAACTTACCCGCGCCATGATACCCGCGTCCCTCGCAGTGGCCAAGCTGCGCGGCCTGAAACTTGAACCCTGAAAGGACGAGATTATGAAAACGAAACATACGCCGGGACCGTGGCAGTGGTACAACAGCATTGGCGGGCGCATTCTGCGGAACGCCCGAATCCGGGCAGGCCAGCGGCAGACTGTGGCGACGGTGCATTTACAGCGCACTGGCGACGAGGAACATGCGAACGCCCGATTAATTGCCGCAGCACCGGACCTGATCGACGCGCTCGAACGCCTGATACACCCAATGGCGGGGGATGATGACCTTGACCACGCGCGCGAGGCTGTCCGGAAAGCCCGCGGGCGAGTTTGAACCAATCCGAGTAACTAAACCAGGAGTGTAGAAAATGAAATACTTCATAAGCTGGGAGATCGACATCGAGGCCGACTCTGCGGAAGCGGCGGCCCTCGAAGCCCTTCGGATACAGCGTGACCCGGAGAGCATCGCTACGGTGTTCCATGTGATCGATGAGATGGGCATGGATCATGAAATCGATACGGAGGATTTAACATGAAGGCTTATATCGTCGTTTACTCCCATAAGCACGGCATCACCACATGGCCGGAGTTTCAGGATGATCCCTTGACCGTCGATGACGTGATTGAAGGACTGACTGACTGGCGCCCTGAGGAGGAATCCATCACCATTGAAGGGCCGTTCCCGCTGCCGACGCCCGCACCGCACCCGGCGAAGCACTACCAGGTGGAACTGCTGCGCGCGGCGCTCACCGGGCTGTTCGATCAGTGCGCCATGATGCACAAGCACTGGGGCGAGAACAGTAACCAGAGAGAGGCGGATGCGGCAATCGAGTCCGCCCGCCGGGCACTGGAGGCTACAAAATGACCACCACCTCCGAACGCGAGTCATCGCAGCATCTGGCCGAACTGGAGCGGCTGGCCTACATCAACGGCGACCGCCTGACCGCCGACCTGCTGGCCAAGCTGGCTGACCGGACGGCGGCGCTGGAGCCGGCGACGGAGATGTACTGGGCGCTGCGGGAGTGTTTCCCGGTTCAGAGCAGCATGAAAAAAGAGGTCTTGCTGGAGAAGCTCGCGGCGATCTGGGACCAACTGGAACGGCACGAGGAGTACTTCAATGACCTGGACTAGCCGGAAGGATGGGAACGTATGGCTGATCGAGGACCGCGTGACCAACCCGCCGAAGGTGCGGCTGGTGGCGGTGGCCCACACGCGGGCGGACGCGGCGGCTATCGCTGCTGTGCCTAACCTGATCGCCAGCCTGACCGCCATACACGCGCGGGCAACGGGCGACCTGCTGAACCCGGCCCTGCACCCGCACGCGCCAATGGGTGAGCCGGTGGCAGACTGTGAACGGATCAGCGCGACCGCGCTGGAGAGACTTCTAACGCAACTGAACGGAGGGTGACATGGAACGCAAGCAACTGGGCAAGATCAAGTCGGCGAAGTTCGGCTTCGGCGGGTATCAGGACGCCATGATCGGGGCCACGTTCGATCTGGGGGGCGAGGGCTGGGGCGTAATGGACTTCTGGGGGTGCTGGTCCGGTGCGCGGACCGATCGCACCAAGTGGAGCGAAACTGATCGCCGCGATGCTTTAGGCGGGGTAGTTATGCGGCTGGCTGCGTTGCTCACTGATGCGAAGGTGCAGCACGTCGCGGAACTGGCAGGCGTGCCCGTGGAGGTCACGTTCGACGGCACAATGCTGAAGTCCTGGCGCGTGCTGACTGAAGTTATCTAACTCAACGGAGGGTGACATGAGCGAGATCAAGAAGGGCGATTTGGTGATGGTGGTGCGCGGGACCCCGTGTTGCGGAAATACCAAAAATATCGGCATTATATTTATCGCTGGAGATTCTTACAGTGGCCCCGCTTGGCCATGTACAACCTGCGGTGAAAATCTTTTTATTGAAGATGCCGTGTGGGTTCCATTCGCAACTAATCAAGTATGCGAAAAGCATAGACTGATCAGACTCGACCCTCCCGCAACCGGCGAAACCCGCGAGGCTTACCGCAACCTGAAACTTCCTAAGAAGGTGACTGCATGAAGATCCACACCGCGAAGCGTATCATCCACGCCCTGCTTGCCGGACTGCTGCTCAGCCTGGCCGCGGGGTTGCACTTGAACTATGTCCTGATCCAACGGGTCGAACAGATGGCAGTCGAGCGCGACGCTGCGCGACCGCTGCCGGGTCCGACGCTGGATCAGGCCCATGCCCTGTGCGCGCACTACCGCGCAGTCGGCCAACCCTACCGCTGTCAGGAGGTGTGAGATGCTCGATTACCAGTACAAATATTGCCCAAGCGGCGACGTGCGGGTATGTGACACATGCAGCAGCACTGCGCCGCTGCGGACGTTTCAGGTTCACGCGGCAGGTCGAGGGCTCGAAACCGAGGACCAGGAGATGTGCGAGGTGTGTGCATCAACGCCCGTTGCCAACGCGGTCCACTACACGGGCCAATTTGACAACGTGCCGCTGTTTCAGGCGCTGGCACAGTGTACCAACATGATCCTCGACGCTGTAACTGGACGGAAGCCGCCCACATGACCAAGCGACCGCCACACCGCAAGATCAAGACCTGGGGCCGGGGCTACTGGCGCCGGGTGGGCGCCCGCCTAATCGACCGGCGGCGATACACCGTAGTGCTGACGGTGCCCGCGCTGGCAGAGTGCCCGCCGATGGATGACTTTGACTCGGAGAGGTACACCAGATGATCCCCGAGATGGCGTTAGTATGCTTGACCATGAATGTTTATTTTGAGGCCAGATCGGAACCTGTGGCCGGGCAGGTGGCGGTCGCGCTGGTGACGCTGAACCGCGCGCAGCGCGACCCGAGCCGGGTCTGCGCGGAGGCGTTCCGACCCTATCAGTTTTCATGGACCCTAAGCCCGAAGCGCATCACCGAGCCGAAGGCATGGCAGCGGGCGAAGGAGGTGGCCCGAGCGGTCTGGACAATGCAGGACTTCACTGAGGGCGCGACCCACTTCCACGCGGACTACGTGAGCCCCGCCTGGGCGGACGCGAAGGTCCGGGTCGGGCAGTGGGGCCGGCACATATTCTATCGACGCAAGTGAACCAACGGCTCCGGCGGGTGTCGGAGCCTTAACCCATAGGAGGGTAGAGAGCATGGAGACTTACCGCATCGTGTGCCGGTTCGAGCCCGGCCACAAGAGACTCGCCGGCCAGATCGCCGGGACCAAGACCCGCAAGACCCAGCGCGGGGCGTGGAGGGTGCTGGATGCCTACGTCTGCCCGCCACAGTATGAGGCGGCAACCGTGCGGGAGCCCGCCCGGACGCAGTTGTTTGCTTCCGGCTTAGCCCTTCGGATCGCCGCTGCCCGACCGCAGCGCGTCGGCACTCTCTGCGACCCGTTCAAGCTCCTGAAGGAGTGGCAGGCTGCGCGGAGGGCTCAGGCATGAGCGCCAAGCACAAGCTCCAGACCCTTCAGCGCCGGGCCGCCTGGCTGCGCCACCGCGTAACCGAAGCACGGGCGAAGGGCATCGATCTGACGTACGATGTCTCCGAGGCCGAAGCCCTGGAGTGGGCGGTGCGCCGGCTGACTGAGGCGGACGCAGAGTACAACGCCGCGAAGTCTACGATCGTTGCCCTGCTGACGGCCTTCACTACCCCGACTCCGCCGACCCCGATCCAGTGGGCCGAGATCCGCCGGACGGCGCAGGGATACCTTGACCAGATACAGGAGAACTCGAAATGACCGCGAATCCCGCCGACTATGACCGCTTCGGATACGCGCTTGCGATGCGTGTTCTGCAAAGCGATTTGTATCATCAGCTTGACGACCGCGAACGTGCGGAATGTGACGAACTTATCCGAGCCGCACAGAATCCCGCCGACCTTGACGCGCAGAAGGAGAAATAGCGATGGGAGCAGCACGGGAAGGCTTTGACCTGATGAACAAACATGGACGCCGCGCATTCTGGGCGCATTTGAAACGAGGTCGGTTTCAGCGGGTTATGTGGCGCGACACGTTTGGGCGCTTGATCTGCTGGCTGCACGGTGAGCACAGCATTCGGCAGGATTGGGATAACGGCGATGGGACGCCATCAACCTCCTGCACGACCTGCTGCAGGTGGCTAAAACAGGAGGGATACAAATGGATAGCAAAATGACCGCCCCCGCTGACACCGACGCGCTGGTAGCGCTGCACGACGCAGCATGGGATGCAATTATATGTGATGAAGAATTACGCGAATTCCGTAAAAAATGCAGTATTCACGAAATCAGGCAGGTTGTCCGCGCTTGCGTAGCCACCCTCACCGCCGCGCAGCAGTGGGTTGATCCCTATTCACGAAAACCTGCTCCGATTGACAATGGTTGTGTTCCTGTTACCGCGCAGCAGAGCGGCGCACCTTGCTGTGGGAAGTTTTCAGAATGCAGCCAACCGTGCTCCCCACGCGCCGATTACTGGCAAGAGAAGGCGACTCTCTGCGACGAATTTGCCGCGCAGCAGAAGGTGTAGGAGGATGGGTGGCCGTTGCTGTTTGCGCGCTTTATCGCCCGAACAAAGTCCGTCATTAAAAGTGACCGCATGATTCCGCATGATGAAGGAACAAGGCTGTCATGGATAGAAACCAAGAATGGGCAAGGAATCTGCGATATCACAAACGAAGAATATTTCGCAATTCTTGATCTGATGCGTAGTCCTCTGCCGCCGCTGCCGAAGGAGTCCGAAAAATGAGCTGCACGTTCACTCTAACAAAAAAGCGCGTGGTTCCAGTGAAGAAAATAATTGATTACTACGGTCGGTCGAAACAAGAAAAACTCAGAATGAAACGAGCCATTTTATCCGCGCTTGCCTGTATCCGGTGGAGAAACAAATGACATATTACGTTTGCGTAAAGTGTTTTCACAGAGAAAGTTACTGCATCTGTTCAGGATATCAGAACACGGCAAACGATGAACGGCATCCGCTGCCAAAGGAGTGAATGATGAGGCGCATAACGGTTTACTGCGGCGAAGAAATCATGGCGCACATGCCGAGCGGGCAGGTTAAATTCCTGACGTGGCTTGGCTTTATCAAGCTGGCATGGTGGGCGATTCGTAATAAAGTCGAAGTCGAGATAAAGGAGTCGGGAAAATGATCAACACCCCGAAGCATGACGCGGAGCCGATCTGCTGCTGTGGCGAACCGATGACACTTGGCGTGGTGCATCGCAAGGATAAGCCTTGCTTTCATTGGTATGCACATGACGCGGAGCCGGTGGCGTGGCTTCAGCTTAACAAGTTTGGCAAACCTTCCAGCGTATCACTCGAAAAGGGATCTCAATACAAGTCCGATTATGATGAAGGATGTAGAGACATCCCCCTCTACACCGCCCCTCCGTCCGGCGTGCGCGAGGGGATGCTGCGGGCTGATGAGAAGTGCATAAAAAATCCTCATTACTGCTGGCGAGTAGTCTGCCATGTGCCAAATCGATGTAGACACAACGAAGATATCCGCGCCGAAGCCGAGAAGCTGCCGCAGTCGCAGGTGGTGGTGCCGGTGGATGTAGCGTTAGCCGCTGGCCGAAAACTCGCACTGATCGGCCAGATTTACGACGGCGACAAGGAAAGCAGGCGGCTATCCGATGAACTGCTCCGAGCCGCGCAGGAGGAACGCAAATGACTGACCGAATCGGAATTGACGAGCAGATCGCAAGTTTGCAGGCAAAGATGACTACCGGCGACAGGCCGCTTGAAGCCGCGATTCAGACCCTCATCGACTACAAGCGCATCAAGGAGGCGAAGGTGCCGGAGCCGGCGGCGTGGGGCTACCGGAAGTACGATGCCGCATACGACGAGGTGACCTACCACTTCTCAGACAACAGCGACGAAGTAGCGAAGCATGACCAATTTCCGACCCCCCTCTACGGCCCCGAAGTCCTCGACCTCCTGCGCCGGGAGACTGCGAAGAACGAGCGCGTCAAGGAACTGCTGCGGGAGCCGAGTGTTGAGATGATTCTTGCGGCTATGGGAGTGCATCGTAGATGGGAAAATGCGGACGGCGATTTTTCGCAGGGCTACTGGCAAGCAATACACGCAGCCATGTCCGCCGCCCTGCTCGCGGAAGTCGAAAAGGAGATGAATGATGCGAACCGATAAAGAGCGAAAAGAGTTTGGAGAAGTGACAAAGCCAGTCATTAAATGGCTGGATGAAAACTGTCACCCGCACGTAATGGTAGTTATTGACCCTACGTCTGCTGTTCTTTGTGAATGTGAAATGAGCGTTATTACAAAAGAGTTCTTAAGGGATTGATATGACAAAAGATGAAGCAATATCTTTGCACCTTCAGCACTGGGAAAAATTCCCCGTTTTTGTCTGGATGGAAAAACAGGAATTTGTCACTGAAATCGACGGAACAGTCTACCGCGCAAATAATCAATTTGGTCTGGATTCAAAACTGACTGATGGCGGGGTTCCGAGTCCACGCAACCTCTATTTTGTTGACACTCCAGCATACGAAAAGGAGATGAATGATGGCAAGTGACACGCCGAAAACTGATGCCGTTTGCCCGCATCTGAATCTGTCGCACAGCGAAATGCGTGATATGGCATGGAAACTACGTGACCACGCCCGCACCCTCGAACGCGACCTATCCGCCGCCCGCGCAGAGTGCGAGGAACAAGCCCGGCTGAACGGCATGGGGTCCGAGCGCGAGGCTAAGTTGATGGCTGAATGCGAGAGGCTTAGGAAGGATGCGGAACGGTATAGTTTTTTGCGAAACTTTATCGCGCCCGAAGATTATTATGCAAAGTTTCCACGATGGACTGTCTCTTGCGAATCGGGCGGCATGGGGCAGGTTTACAACAAGGATACGATGGACGCCGCCATCGACGCCGCCATTGCGCGGGCTGATATACAATCCACCCAACCAGGAGACCTCACATGACCACGCTGTCCCAGTATCTCCGAGCCGAGCGGGTTGACACCTCCGAGCCGGCGTCCTTCTATGTGCCTGGCCTTGAGGAGTGGGGCCAGCGAGGGGCGCTGACGCACCGGGTCACGCACGGCACCCGGTCCGAGGTCGATGGCGACCCGATCCTCGACGAGGTGTCGTTCAAGATCGAGACGTAGTCGGGGGAACTTTCCCGCCCGCTGCGGTTCATAGTGATGGGTACAAGATCAATCAGGAGGCACGATGCGCGGTAAACTGGCAAAGACGCTGCGGCGCGCGGCGGGGGTCAAGCGGCCCACGGAGTATGAGAAGCCCGAGATTCACCACTTGGCCGAGATGCCGGTGTATGAGACCCACAAGCGGGTGATCCGCGAGCTGGGTCCGATCGTGCGGGGGGAGTCGCCGAACTACAAGCTGCGGGGTGGGGTCGAGACCGACCGCCGGATCGGCGGGCAGACGCGCTTCGTCGTGGCCCGGGAGGTCGAGAAGATCCGCTACGGCAAAGATGGCCGCACGCCTCTGTCGCCGTTGATCGACACGGTCCGCGACCCCAAGACCGATGAACTGAAGCACAAGCCACGCACCATGCTGATCCCGATCGCGAAGCCTGCGCGGGTGAAGGCCGGCACGGGCCGGCGGGTGTATCAGCGACTGAAGCGCCTGCACTACCGGGTCGGGCTCGACGCGCTGATGCGTGAAGTCGAGGCCGGCGCTGTTCAACCCCAGTAACGGAAACACACATGACTCTGAAAGTCCGCAAGCTCTCCGTCGCCATCCGTCGCGGCATGACCCTCGCCCCCAACCGCCCGACCGCCGGATACCTTGACCCTGAGCGACGCGCCAGCGACGCCCTCGGTGCAGCGTTCCTGGGCGAGGCGAAGGGGGGCAGCCCGTCGACCTCGTCTGACGCCGTGACCTCCACGCTCCTGTGGCAGTTCCCGCACCTCTGGTGCTCGGTGCGGTTCTGGCCGAGGCTGGCTGACGAACTGGAGTCCGAGTGCCCCGGGCTGGTCCCGCCGGTGAAGAAGTACTCCAGCCTCTACCGGCAGGCCATCCACCCCTCGCTGTTCAGTGTGATCGCGGGGCTGCATGACCAGTTCAACTGGACAAAGGACGAGATCGTCGATCTGTTGGAGCGGCATGGGCTGTGACCGCCTACTACAACGAAAACGACAAATACGCAGCACAGTGGCTGCGGAACCTGATCGCAGCCAGGCACATCGCACCCGGCGACGTGGATGAAAGGAGCATACGGGATGTCAAAGCTGATGATCTCAAGGGTTACACACAGTGCCACTTCTTCGCCGGCATCGGGGTGTGGAGTTACGCCCTGCGACGGGCAGGCTGGCCTGATGATCGGGAGGTATGGACGGGGTCCGCACCCTGCCAACCCTGGTCTGTCGCTGGCAGGCAGGGGGGTGTAGATGATGACCGACACCTCTGGCCAGTCTGGTTCCCTCTCATCCGCGAGCGACGACCTGCAGTTGTGTTTGGCGAGCAGGTTGCGAGCAAGCCTGGACTCGGTTGGCTCGACCTTGTATACGCTGACCTGGAAAGTGCGAACTACGCCGTCGGGACGGCCGATATCTGCGCTGCGGGCGTCGGTGCGCCGCACATCCGACAACGACTGTGGTTCGTGGCCGACGCCCGACGCGACAGTGCGGAATCTGGACGACCCAACAGTGAACGAGCGCCGGGTCGCGATGAAGGAGAAGCACGGGAATGGCAACGGGTTCGGGCTGAATATTCAACAGGCAGCACAACTGGCCGGCTGGACCACCACCACCACCCGCGACTGGAAGGACTCGGGGGCGGACATCAGGCCAAGGGCCAACGGAACGGAGCGGTTCGACCAGTTGCCCCGTCAGGCGAATCTGGCGGGGTGGAACACCCCGATGGCCGGAACGCCAGCACAGAACGGGAACAACGCGGCGGGGAACAACGACAGCAGCCGGAGGACGGTGGCGCTGGCGGGGTGGCAGACCCCAATGGCCGAGTTCGACGCGAGGGGGAATGTGCGCAGTCCGAAGTTCATCAAGGGTCGCGAATCGCTATCGGCGCTGGAGTGTTTGCCAGCCAATGGCCCAGCCCGACTAACGGCCACTGGCGAGATGCTGACTGGCTTCACTGCCGGGATGGAAAGTGGCGGCCAGTTGAATCCACGAATGAGCGCCTGGTTGATGGGCTTGCCGAGAGCTTGGGATATGTGCGCACCGGACCAGACACGTTCGGCCTCTCGCCGCTCATCAAAGGCGCGAAAAACAGAGTCGGTCGGCTGAGGGCGTATGGTAATGCGATCGTCGCGCCTGTTGCTGAAGCGTTCATCCGGGCGTACTTAGATTGCCGGCCATGAAAGTTTGCACTAAATGCGGCGTGTCCCAGCCCGCGAGCCAGTTTTGGGTAGACCGGCGCCGGGGTGGCACCCTCCCACACTGCAAGTCCTGTAAGGCGGACTATGCACGCCGCTGGCGCGCGGCTAACCCACATAAGGCAAGAGAACGCTACTGGAAAAACCCGCAGGGGGAGCGCGAACGGCATCTGGTTCGCAAATATGGCATTGACCAGCGAGGCTATGATCTGTTGCTGGCAGAACAGCGGGGTCGCTGCGCTGTTTGCGGGCTGACCCAAACAAAAGCCTTTGATGTTGACCATGATCATAGAACAGGGAAAGTGCGGGGCCTGTTATGCACTAGTTGCAATCGTATGATCGGCCATGCGGGGGATTGCGAGGTGACACTTTTATCAGCGGTTCAGTATCTGCGGCGCTGTCGATGACGCCCTTCCTCGCCGACTACCAGATGGGCTACCTCGCGCCGCTGACTGAGCGGCACGCAGATGCGCTGGTGCGGGTGTTGCGGAACGAACTATCGGCTCAAGACCTCCTGACCGTGATGCAGGATGTCTACGAGTCCGGCGAACTGGTTCAACTGCCGCGGTGCTTCTGGCACCTGGGGCAGTACCTGGCAGATATCAAACTGGTAACGATTCAGGGGAGGCAACTGCATTGATGAATAAAATAGCGCGGGTCTGGGGGAACTTTTTATGGCGGGTCGCGTTCGGAATACCACGCAGGGATAAACCGGAACGGAGGGTGTGATGAGACTCAGATTTTATATGGACGTGTGGGGCGGCTGCGCAAGCTATCAATTGCAGCACGGGTTTATGGCGCACACTCACCCCACAGATAAATCCCCAGGCAGTCGCCGTATCGCTTTCGATGTAGTGGTTCCGGACTCGTTCTTGATGGACGTTGACGTGGTGGTGCCAGAGGTATCGCCGCCCGTGATGGTTAGCGATCGGGAGTCGACGGCGTGACGACAGCCACCTTTATCTGGCTGGCCTTCATGGCAGTTGTTACAGTTGCCGTGGCTTGGGCAGTCCGGCCTGTTGGCCCGCACCCATGAGCGTCCCCGTCCTCGCCTTCCTGTCGTCGTTCGTCTTCGTGTTCCTGAAGGCGTTCCAGCAGCTCAACGTCGTGCGCGGGGCGTACGTGTGGGTGCTGCCGACCTCGATGGCGATGGCGGCGTGCGAGGTCTACGTGGTGGTCGTGGCTGCGCAGCGCGGGTGGGGGTGGATCATCATCCCGATCGGTGTCGGCGCTGGCCTCGGCGCGATGGCGGCGATGTGGCTCCACAAGCGGGTGACCCGATGAGCCTCCCTCTGACGCCTGACCGCCTGACCGCGACATATGCGTGCCTGCGGGCCTTCCCGCCGTTCAACCGACTGCGGCTCCCACTTGCTGACCAGGTCGTGTTCAAGGTAACGCGCAGTATCGCGGAGCATGGGCACTACAACCGTTACGTCGGGACGGACCACCACTGGATCGCCATCAGCGCGCGGAACGTGGGGCACTTCAATACGCTGGCGTGGGCGATGGGGCACGAGATGATCCACCTGCACCAGGGCATCACCAAGACGGAGACACCCAACACGATGCACAACGCGGAGTTTCATCGTATCGCGGCCCAGGCGTGCCGCCGGTTTGGGTGGGATCTGAAGGTGTTCGTATGATCAAGGACGCCTTACTAAGCGATGACGGCGTGTATCGTTACTGGCTGCTTCGACAGTGGGCTCCTGGGCTGCGGGTATGTTTTGTCATGCTCAACCCAAGCACGGCGGACGCAGATGTGGACGACCCAACAATCCGGCGGTGCATGGGGTTTGCTCGCGACTGGGGGTACTCTGGAATAGTAGTGGTGAACTTGTTTGCTTTCCGGGCTACGAACCCGAAAGAGTTAAGCGCGGCTACTGTTGACCCGGTGGGGCCAGATAATGATGCCGCCATCGCGCTTACAATTGGTGGTAACGCCGCAGTGATTTGTGCGTGGGGCGCACATGGGTCACTATTGAACAGGGGTGCGCAAGTGCTGGACATCATTCGCCGTAGCGGGGGTAACCCCTCAATGCTGCGGATGACAAAAGGCGGGCACCCCGCGCACCCGTTATATCTCCCCCGCACTTGTGTACCAACTCCGCTACCATGACCTGCCACGCCCGCCAGTATAGCGACCAGATGCTCTGCCGCTGTGGCCTCGCATGGGACGTGAACGACCCTGCGCCGCCGGGGTGTCGTAATGCGCCAAATAGGGGGCGATACTGGCCAAATAGCGTGGTTAAGCGCCATATCCGGCACGTAATTGATGACTTTATTGCTGATTGCCGGCGGGCTGGTCTGCGCGTTCGCCAGATCAAGATGAGTATCTTCGAGGCCCACGCCCTGCGCGCTCAGGCACCTGAAGCGTTTGACCGTGGGCACTACGGCGGCATTCAAGTGCGCCTCACTACTACCCCCAGATGGCAGAAGGAACCCACATGAAAACCCTGATCGAAAAGCCTTACGAGTATTATCTAAAATACTGGGGCCAAATCTTAGACGCCGGCTGGGTCGAACGTGAGTTAGGTATTGGCGCCACCGACTTCTGGTTTGACTCCGCTGAAGCACGCGCTGAGTTCAAGGCCGCGTTAGCCGCTGTTGCCCAGCAGCACGGAGTTCGCATCGCGTTTGCAGAGTATGAAGGGTGTGACGTGCGGCAGCGCACGGTGGCACACATGATATTTGACCTGCCTGATGGCCGCGCGGTGCCGTTCACATATGACTTTGGCTACGGCTACCCATACGACTCAGCCCGGTTTACGTTTACGGATGGCAATTATTCATGTGACTGCAACCGTTCACTTTTTATATCTGAGTCGTACCCCGATGTCGCCGAACTTGAATGCGGCGAGTTAATTACCATGCGAGATTTTTCTGTACGGAGCGAGGCCCCATGAAAACCCTGATCGACTTTGTCACCGAGTCCAACCGCATCGAAGGTATCCTCCGCGCGCCTACCGAGCGTGAGGTCGACGCCACGGACAAGTTCATCCACCTGGCCGAGCTGAGTGTGATGGACCTCGCGAATCTCGTCACTACCCTGCAGCCCGGCGCGCGGCTGCGCTCGCTACACGGTATGGACGTGCGGGTCGGCCAGCACGTGCCGCCACCCGGCGGGCCGGAGATCCGCGACAGCCTGCGGCGGCTCCTGCTCAACGCCCGCGGGATGACGCCGTGGAAGCTCCACTGCGAGTATGAGACCCTGCATCCGTTCACTGATGGCAACGGGCGCAGCGGTCGGGCGCTCTGGGCGTGGGCGATGGCGCAGCGCTGGGAGTCGTGGGTCGAGATCGGGTTCCTGCACAAGTTCTACTACCAGACGCTCAGCGAGTTGCGGTAGGTGGGTTCATGAAACATAGTGGAGTATATGAGATATTAAACGTCGCCAATGGGCAACGATATATCGGCTCCGCAACGAGCTTACGTAAACGCTTCGCTGCGCACCGTTGTTATTTGCGGAAGGGAACCCACCACAGCCCAAAGTTGCAGCGCGCGTGGATCAAGCATGGGGAGTCCGCATTTGAGTTTAAAGTGTTGCTGCGGTGTGGCCTAAAAGATTTGCTTTTATACGAAGCTAGGGCGCTTGTGGTATTTAAACCAGATTACAACATTGCTGTGGCGGTGGGCAACGCGATGCGCGGACGCCAACACACACTTGAAACCAAGCAGAGAATAAGCGCGGCGTTGAAAGGCAGGGTGGTGTCATTGGAGACACGACGCCGTATAAGCGTGGCCGGTCGAGGTCGGCACGTATCTATAGAAACTCGCGAAAAACGACGGCAGCAAATGATAGGTAACACGCACGCGAAAGGCAATGCGAGCCAGCGCGGGCGCACTGCGACGGCAGAAACTCGGGCTAAGTTATCTGCGTCGCATATGGGGAAGACGCCAACTCCGGAAACGCGGGCTAAGATGTCCGCGGCTGGCGTGGCGCGCTGGGCCAGAGAAAAAGCGCGTAGATAATGGACATCATCACGCTCGACTTCGAGACGTACTATGCTGACGACTACACGCTCAGCAAGCTCAGTACGGAGGAGTACGTCCGCGACCCGCGGTTCGAGATGATCCTGGTGTCGCTGAAAATCAACGATGGCGAACCGTTCTGGATACTGGAGGATCGCTTCCGCCAGTTTTGTGCCGAGACGGACTGGTCGCAGGTGACGCTGGTCGCGCACCACGCGCACTTCGACGGCCTGATCCTGAGCCACCACTTTGGCGTCAAGCCCGCGTTCTGGATCGATACGCTCTCTATGGCGCGGGTGGTTGACGGGCCGAAAGCGGGGAACTCGCTCTACGACCTGTGCATCCGGCACGGCATCGGTTACAAGATGGACTACGTGCTGAAGGCCAAGAATAAACGGCTGGCTGACTTCACACGCGACGAGTTGTTCCAGTATGGTGAATACTGCTGCAACGACACTGCGCGTACCTATGACCTCGCGCAGATATTCCTACCCCATATCCCTGAGAAGGAACTCCGGCTCATCGGCGTTTGTGTGCGCATGTTCACGGAGCCCGTGTTCGTCGGCGATCAGGCCAAGCTCGCGCAGGCCGTGGTTGACGAGAAGGCCCGCAAGGCTGAACTCTACCGCCGCGTCGGCGGGCTATGCGACCACTGCGAAGGCTCAGGTTGTGCAAAATGTGAACAAACTGGTGTAAGCAAGAAGCTCTTTTCGTCGAGCGACAAGTTTGCCGACGTGCTCCGCGCGTTCGACGTGGAGCCTCCGATGAAACTCTCGCCGGCCGCCGCCAAGAAGGGCGAGACCTCATACATCTACGCCTTCGCCAAGTCCGACCCCGGCATGCAGGAGTTGCTGGAGGACGACCGCGAGGAGATCCGGTTCCTCGCCGAGGCGCGCATCGCGTCGAAGTCCACCATCATCGAGACCCGCGCGCAGCGGTTCCTGGGCTCCGCCCGTCGCGGGCCGATGCCGGTGTATCTCAAGTATGGCGCCGCGCATACTTGGCGGTTCGGGGGCGGGGACAAGTCGAACTGGCAGAACATGTCCTCGGCCAACGCCAAGCGGCCTGAGATGGCGGTGCTCAAGAACTCGGTGCTGGCGCCCGACGGTCACTTGGTCGTGCGGGCGGACGCCTCCCAGATCGAGGCCCGCTTCACCGCCTGGCTCGCCGGACAGCTTGACCTCGTCGAAGCCTTCGCGCAGGGGCGGGACGTGTATTCGGAGACCGCGTCCACCGTTATCTACCTGCGACCCGTCGACCGCAAGAACGTGCCCGAGGATTACATCCCGGGACAGGTAGGCAAAGCCGTCGTACTGGGTCTGGGCTTTGGCATGGGGTGGTTCAAGTTCGCGCTGGAGTTCCTAAAGGGCATGTTCGGCGGACCACCCATCAAGTTCACCGAGGCGGATCTGGAGACGCTGCAGGTCGACCCGAGCCGGTTCCTGAACAACCCCAAGAAGGTGCAGCAGGTTGAGGCCATGATCAGCCGACTCGACATGAGCGACCGCCTGATCCACTGCATCGTCGTGGATGAGATCGTGACCCGCTACCGTCGCAAGAACGCCGCGATCGTCAAGCTCTGGGACACCCACAACCAGGTGATCGACGCCATGATCGAAGGGCGCGAGATGGTCTGGGGGCCGGGGGGCCTGCTGCGCACGGAGGGTCAGGCTGTCGTCCTCCCGAACGACATGAAAATGAACTATCGCGACATCCAGCGGTCACAGGATGGCGAGGCGAGTTATTGGAACGGGCGGGAGCGGGTCAGGATACATGGGCCAAAGGCGACGGAGAACTTCGTGCAGGCGCTGGCCCGGATACCCGTCACGGATACGATGCTGGAGGCCGCCGACATGGGGCTGAAGGTGGGTACAATGGCACATGACGAGGTCGTCACCGTCCCGCCGATCGAGGTGGCAGACGATACCCTGACGTGGCTGATCGGCCGGATGGCGGTTGCGGCCGGATGGGCTCCGGGGTTACCATTGGCGGCTGAGGGGTCGCTCGGTCGGTCATACGGCGGGGCGAAACATTTGTCGGTCGCCCAGATGCTCGAAAAAGAAGCGGCTAAACTTTAGGAGGCACTGATGTTAGTTCTCGGACTCGCGGGTCAAGCCCGCAGCGGCAAGGACACGGTCGCGGCGTATCTCGCCAAGAAGTATGGGTTCATTCCGTTCTCGTTCAGCGACGCGCTGTACACCGAGGTCGCCGAAGCCTATGGGCTGCGTGACGACGTGCCGTATCGCGAGGACGCGCCGCATATCTCGGAGCGCGACATGCTGCGATCCCGCGCGCATAAAGAGGTGCCGACAGAGCGGCTGGCGCTGAAAAACTGCGACTACTCTCCATTCTATTGTCTTGCGGCGGACTTACTCGACCCGGCGCTCAACCTCGGTGGGGAGGCCGTCTTTCATGCTCCACTCTCGCCCCGCCAAGTCCTCCAGTGGTGGGGCACCGAGTTCCGCCGCGCGCAAGACCCCGACTACTGGCTGAAGCAGGCGACCGCCTGGCTGAACCGCGTGCGCGATGGCGTGGATTACCCTGAGCACCGACCACAGTTCTTCGTGAACACCAGTGTCCGGTTCCCCAATGAGCAGGAGTGGGTACACGCGCAGGGCGGGAACGTGTGGCACCTGCGCCGCGACGGACTGCCGGGCGTCAACGCCCACGAGTCCGAGACGCCGCTCGAAGTGCTGGAAGGCGAGCGCGAGATATGGAACAACGACACAGTCGCTCGCCTGCACCAGGGCATCGACTTACTACTGTCTACCAATGCGCGCTTCGTGCGCGTCGAACCGATGGAGGCCCATGATGCCGGAGTTTGACCAGAAGAAGGCGCAGGACGCGCTGGATGCAATCACGGAGTACGGCACTCAGACGACGGCTGCTCAGGCGCTGGGGATATCCCGGCAGGCCATGCAGAACCGGCTGCGCACCGCGGCCACGCTGAATCTCACGCCGTCACCGGGCGTGGCCGATCGCCCAATGAAGTCATTGGCCGGCGGCGACGCGAACGTGGTATCAACCCTCCGCCGCCAGATCATCCGACTGGAGAGCGACCTGAAAGCCCGGTCCAAGATCGAGACCGACGCCGACATCATCCGGGGTATCATCGGCACACTGACGCGTAAGATCGACGGCACCGAGATCCCTGAGTGGGTGACCGTACCCCGCGGCACCGACTCTGCACCGGGGGTGCCTTCCCTGTTCCTGTCGGACCTGCACTGGGGTGAGCGGGTGTTCCCCGAACAGATCAACAACGTGAACAAGTATAACCTCGCCATCGCCCGCGAGCGGCTGCACACCTGCGTCGACTCGGCGATCCACCTGTTGAAGATCATCTCTCCCAAGATGGACTACCCCGGCATCGTCGTGCCGCTGGGCGGCGACATGATCTCGGGCAACATCCACGAGGAACTCACGGCGACGAACGAACTCAACACCATGCCGACGGTGCTGGACCTCTACAGCGAGCTGGTCAGCGCCATCCAGAAGCTCGCGGATACGTTCGGTCGGGTGTTCCTGCCCTGCGTCACCGGCAACCACGGGCGGGATACCCGGAAGGTCTGGGCGAAGGACCGCCACGCCACCTCGTTCGACTGGCTGCTCTACCAGTTCCTCGCCAAGCGGTTCGATCAGGACAAGCGGGTCACGTTCTACATCCCCGACGGGTCGGATGCCTACTACCGGGTCTACGGCACGCGCTACCTCCTGACCCACGGCGATCAGTTCCGCGGCGGCGATGGCGTGATCGGCGCGCTGGGTCCGATCATCCGGGGCGACCACCGCAAGCGGTCGCGGAACACCCAGATCGAGATGGGTTATGACACGATGCTGCTGGGCCACTGGCACCAGTACATCCACATGGAGCGGTTGATCGTAAACGGAAGTACCAAGGGGTATGACGAATACGCGTACGCGAACAACTTCCCCTTCGAGTCGCCGCGGCAGGCGCTGTGGTTGACGCATCCGAAGTTCAAGATCACGTTCCGCATGCCGGTCTACGTCGACCGTCAGCGGGCAGTTGCTAAAACCGAATGGGTGGGGGTGCCGAAATGAACGAAACGCATATCATGCTGGACCTGGAAACCATGAGTACGCAGCCCAACGCGGCGATCGTCGCGATCGGAGCCTGCGTGTTTGATCCCTACAGCCTGACCCGCCCGACTGCTTTGTTTGACGCGGGTGTGCGGCTCCAGTCGTCGGTCGAGGCGGGCCTGCATGTCGATCCCGACACGATCTTGTGGTGGCTGCGGCAGAACGAGGCCGCGCGGAAGAAGACCTTCGAGCGGGAGTCGGCGGACTTGGTTGCGGCGCTCTGCCAGTTTCAGGCGTGGGCCAACGAGCAGCGGGGCGACATTCCCGGCCCGTTGTTTATGTGGGGCAACGGCGCGACCTTCGACAACGTCGTCATCCGGTCGGCATACCGCGCGGTGGGCCTGGACCCCTGCTGGTCGTTTCGCAACGACCGCTGCTACCGCACCGTCGCGGCGCTGGTACCGGATCAGGGGTACGAGCGGGTCGGTGAACTGCACAACGCAGTCGATGACGCCGTGACCCAAGCAGTCTATCTGCAGAAGGTCTATAAAGCGCTGGGACTGCATCGGGAAGGAGTGCAGGTCATTGGCTAATTTCCTCGCATGGAGTTACTCCCGCATCAAGCAGTTCAAGACTTGCCCGCGGCAGCTTTGGCACTCGGTCGCGCCGAGGGGCCATCCGGACCGCATACCCTACGTCGAAACCCAGGCCATGCGCGACGGCAAGGAGATCGACGAGGCGCTGACCAAGCGGATCGGGGAGAACGTGCCCCTGCCGGCAAAGTATGCTGCGTTTGAGCCGATGGCCCGCGCGGTCATCGACACGCCGGGTAGCAAGTTCACCCAGATGCAACTGGCGCTTGACCAAGCCTTCAACCCCTGCGGCTACATGGACTGGGACAACGCGTGGGTCCGGGCCATCTATGACGTGGCTGTGATCGACAAGGACTACGCATTCCTCGGCGACTGGAAGAACGGACAGGTCACGGTCGATGAAGACCAGCTCCGGCTATTCGCCATCGTCGGGTTCCACACGTTCCCCGAGGTCGAGACGATCGACACCAGTTACATCTGGCTCAAGCACGGGTTCACCAGTGACAAGACCTACGAGCGGCGTTACCTGGGCGACCTTTGGCAGACGTTCATTCCCGATGTGGAGCGCATGCAGGTGTCGCACGCCAACAACGCGTGGCAGCCGACGCCGTCGGAGCGCGGCTGTAAATGGTGCAGCGTAAATAAGGCCGGCAAGTGCCCGGTCGCGGCGGTCAAGTTTGGATCACGGTAGATATTACAGGAGCCATCAGCATGGAACATCGTAAAGTAGTTGCCTCAAAGAACTTGCCATTACGCTTGCCGCTCGTCAGCACCCTAGTATGGTGGCTGGTTCTCGACAAAGTTAGCGCGCCCGGCTGGGTGTGGGGCGTCGCCGGCACCATCCTGCTGCTGTGGTGGTGCGTCGCACTGGTTGATGTGGTCAGTCGGGACCAAGTGGACGTGTTTGACCGGAAGTAATATGGCCCTGACTAAAGCGCAGAAACTCCGCAGCAACATATTCATGGCCCTGGACAGGCTCGGCGGCAAGACCCGCTGGGTCAAGGGGTGGGAACTCGGTGTCGAGTTGCCGCAGTATCGCTGGCGCCAGATCCGCACGATGCTGGAGTTGTTGGCCTGCCCGACCAATACGCGGTGGGGCTGGTACGTGATCTCGAAGCGCGGGACTGGCGGCGGCTACCGGCTGCGGAGGGATGATGCCTAAGAAGATCACCACTGAAAACCACGTCAAGGAGGTAGTCAAAGAGTGGTACGACGCGCAGCAGGCTTGGCACTACGCCCCTATTCAAAACGGTATGGGTGTTCATGGCATCCACGACCGCATCGGGTGTCTGCCCATCACGGTGACACCCGAGATGGTCGGGAAGCGTATCGGGCTGTTCGTGAGCGTCGAGTCGAAGAAGCCTGGCCGGCGGAACGAAAAGAACCGCGGCATGTCGAAGCATCAGTTCGACCACATGGTCGACATCCGCGCCGCCGGCGGGTTCGCCATCTGCTGCGACGGGGTCGAGGACATCGCCGCGCTGGAGGGCGAGTTGAGTAACCTGTTATGGGAGAAAGTCAATGGTTAGCCCCAACGACGTGAGTATTGCGGCCGATGCCATTCAGGGCATTCATGAATTCTTCGCGCTGCTTGATATCGTCGAGGAGTCCGACTCAGGTCGCGAGTTTCACCCGAACACTATCTCATCGTGTCGGGTTCATGACATACCCAAAATTGAAGCGGCGCTTCAGAGAATGCGGAGGGTTCTGTGAATGGCTGACCCAATCGACATCGCCAACGACCGCGCCGCCGCGTTCACTGAGAATGCTGAGCGCCGCGCACGCGGCAAGAGCGGCCCGGAGTCGCACCCGGACTTTGATGGCACGCACTGTGTCGACTGCGGTGAGGAGATCCCAGCACCCCGGCTGGCGCTGGGTAAGGTGCGGGACGTAGAGTGCCAGCAACGACTGGAGCGTGGGCGATGAAGAAGGCTGGAATGATGCCAATCGGGAGTAAAGTGCGCGTCAAGCGCGCGTGCCCGGGCGGCAGGTGGGCTGCTGGTGAAGTAGGCACTCTCGAAAAGAACGATTTTGATAAATATGACTACCGAGTCTTTTTTGGCGTCGAGCCAATGGACTTCAATGGGGAGATGATTCAGTACTATAAAGTTTTCTACTTCTTCGCTGATGAAGTAGAGCCCGTCTGATGTTCCACCCCTTTCCCGAAGATGGCGCGCTGGTCGTCGAGACTGCCAACACGCCGCAAGTCCTGCAGGCCGTGCCTGAAGCGTTTGAAGTCATACCCGGCTTCCACGGCATGGCGTTCGACCTCGACACCTGCATCCGGCTGGCGGCTCGGGGCATGCGACCGCCGAGCCCGATTGAACATTACTACCGCTGGCCGCGCGACCTCCAGAAGGTGCCGCAGCCGTACGCCCACCAGGTCGACACCGCGGGGTTCCTGACCATCAACCCGCGGGCGTTCTGCCTGAATGACATCGGCAGCGGCAAGACCATCTCGACCGCCTGGGCGGCTGACTACCTGATGGAGATCGGCGCCGTGCAGCGGGCGCTCATCATCGCCCCGCTGTCCACCCTTGAGCGCGCGTGGGGCGACACGCTGTTCTTCAACTTCCGCCACCGCACGTACAACGTGCTGCATGGCAGCGCCGCGAAGCGCAGGAAGCTGCTGGCACAGCAGCGCGACTTCTATATCATCAATCACGACGGCATCGGGGTGATCAAGAAGGAACTCGAAGCACGCGACGATATCAACCTGATCATCATTGACGAGGTCGCCCATTATCGCAATTCGCGAACAGAGAAGTGGCGCGCGATCAACTCGGTCATCTACCCCAAGAACAAGCCGCCCCGCCCGTGGGTGTGGGGGCTGACCGGCGGCCCAACGCCGAACGCGCCGACCGATGCGTATGGCCAGTGCCGGCTGGTCACACCGACCAGCGTGCCCCAATACTTCAGCCAGTTCCGGAACATGGTGATGGAGCACCAGTCCACCTACGTCTGGACCCCGCGTGCCGAGGCCAACAAGATCGTCTACTCCGCCATGCGACCGGCGATCCGCTACCGTCGCGACGAGTGTCTGGACCTGCCGGGCGAAATTTACTCGACCTACGATGTCGAGATGTCCGACGAGCAGCAACGGCACTACAAGAACATCATGCGGGAACTCTACACCGAGGTCGCCGAGGGTGCGAAGGTCACCGCAGTCAATGAAGGGGTCAAGCTGTCGAAGCTCGTGCAGATCGCCTGTATCGCAGAGGGCACCCCAGTTCTGACAGACGCCGGGTGGCTCCCCATTGAACGTGTTACACTTAGCAATCTCGTGTGGGATGGGGTGGAGTGGGTTTCACATGGGGGAGCTATATATAAAGGGTTGCGGGAAACGGTAGTTTGCGGGGGGGTGCAGGTAACCCCCGAACACGAGATGCTAACGATCGGCGGGTGGCAGCCTGCTAAGGACATACTTAATGGCAAATCCGGCGAAGAATTTGGTTGGGCAGAAGTTCGGCTACCTGACTGTGTTGTCCAGAGCGGGGACCACGAACGGATCGAGTCAATGCGCGACGTGGCTGTGCCGCTGCGAGTGCGGGAACGACGTCGTGCGGAGGAGCCAATATCTTCGCTCCAAGCATCGCAAGCACCCCCGGAGCTGTGGATGCCATCACGGGAACGAAACTCACAGGATGAGCGAATCTCGCCCATTTCGTATATGGACTCAGATGCGGCGCCGCTGCCGCGACAGGAAAGACCGCGATTGGCCGAATTATGGCGGTCGTGGCATACGTGTATGCGTCAGGTGGGATCGTTCCTTCGACGCCTTCTGGGCCGACATGCGTCGTGGGTATGCCGAACATCTGACTCTGGGGCGGATCAACAACGATGGCATGTACTCCCCAGCCAATTGCCGGTGGGAGACTCCGCGCCAGCAAGCAAACAACAAACGGAGCAACCGCTTCGTGTGGTTCCGGGGGCGGAGACAGACCCTGGCACAAGTAGCGCGTCTGATCGGGATGCAGCATGGGACGCTGCACGCTCGGGTTCGCCGGTATGGGTGGCCCTTGGCAAGGGCAGTCCGAGAACCGCTGCGGCTCACGTCTACGATATCGTAAATTGCGGCCCTCGATCGCGGTTCGTGGTGCGGGGGGCTGAGGGGGAGATGCGCATCGTCCACAACTGCGGTGTGGTGTACGACACCGAGGGCAAGCCCAACGAGATTGACCCCGGCAACCGGGTCGAGACCCTGCTGGAAATGATCGAGATGTGTAACGAGAAGGTGATCGTGTTCGTGCCGTTCACTGAGGTGACGAACATGCTCTACCGCCACGTCAGCAAGCACTGGTCGGCGGCGGTGGTCTATGGCGAAGTCAACAAGAACGAGCGCGACCAGATATTCGCCGACTTCCAGTCGAAGCCCGACCCCAGTGTCCTGATCGCGCACCCGGGCTGCATGGCCCACGGCCTGACCTTGACCGAGGCGAGCACGATCATCTGGTATGCGCCGGTGGACTCGAACGACACCTACACCCAGGCCAACGGCCGGATCACCCGACCGGGGCAGACCCAGGTGGCGAACATCGTGCATCTGGCCGGTAGCGCGGTCGAGCGCAAAGCCTACAAGCGGCTGGAGCACCGGCAGAAGCTGCAGGGCGTGCTGCTGGAGATGGTGGAGAACAATGAACAGTAAGGAGACTCTGATGACACTGTATATGAGATATGTTGACAGGCATGGGAATGTGACCGTCCAGGCGCACCAGGTCTGGGACAAAGAACGTTTCGTGGAAGCGCGCCAAGCTGACCAAATGAAAGAAGGTGGGTCAGTTACTGAGGTCGACGCCGACACTTACCGTCGGCACAACTGGCCAGATAAAAATTGAACTTGTCCAGCACTTGACAGTCTGACTGTAGGTAGGCATACTTGAACTGAGGAGGCGGTATGAGTGACGAAGTTGAACTGGGGCTCGACGAGGTGATGACACGTCGGTTCGAGCTGGTCGAAGAAATCGCGATCATCGAGGGGCGGCATAAGGCCGAGCTGGAGCCGCTAAAGAATGAACTGAGCCTGTGTGAGGCGTTCGTCGCCGACCACATGAACAAGACGAAGACCGACCAGGTCAAGGTCAATGGGAACCTTGCGTTCTTCAAGACCGGCGACTCGGTGTCGATGTCCGACTTCGACGCGTTCATCAACTATGTATTGGCTAACAAAGCCACGCACCTGCTGAACCAAGCCGCGAACAAGACCGCGGTAAAAGAGCATATCGAAGCCAACAACCAGCCGCCGCCGGGGGTCAACTACACGACCTTCCGGAAGGTCCACTTCCGCAAGGGCTGATTTACTTTTTCCACAGGAGAACACATGAGCACAGCACTGAGCACCATCCCGACCGGCGCGCTGCCGGCCCACTTCCAGACCCCCGACGCGGCTGCTGCGATCGCTGCGGCCAACGCTGCGGCGGCTGGCGGCATCAAGATCGGCGGGTTCCCGCGCATCTCCATCGCCGGTGGCAAGTTCCACGAAGTCGAGGGCGGCGAGAAGCGCACCTACATGGCGCCGGCAGTCGCGGGCCAGCCGCCCGTCCCCCTGATGTGTCTGGAGGCCGTGATCGTGGCGGCCAACCCGGCCATCACCAAGACGTTCTACATGGGCAAGTTCAAGGATGGCGATGACGGCGAGCCGAACTGCTCGTCTGACAACGGCATGGTGCCCGACAGCCACATCGCCTCACCGCAACACACCGCCTGCGCGACCTGCCCGCAGAACCAATGGGGCTCGAAGATCAGCGAGTCGAGCGGCAAGGAGATCAAGGCGTGCTCGGACTCGAAGCGGCTGGTGATCATCCCCGCTGGCGACCTGGGTTACAAGGCGCTCGCCCTGTCGGTGACCGCATCGGCCCTGAAGGAGTGGGGTGCCTACGCCAAGGCGCTGACCGCGAAGGGCGTGCCGATCAACGGCGTGGTGACCAACATCACGTTCGACGCCAACGCCAGCTACCCGAAGCTCATGTTCTCCTTCGGTCGGTTCCTGAACGAGGCCGAGTATGCGCAGGTGTTGGCCCGCGTGAAGGGCGAGGATGTGCAGAACATCGTCTCCCCCACCCGCGCTGACGCGACACCTCGCATCGCCCCGCCCGCAGCCGCAGCCTCCGGCACCTGCTCCGGCACCTGCTCCGGCACCTGCTCCGGCACCTGCTCCGGCACCTGCTCCGGCACCTGCTCCGGCACCTGCTCCGCAGCCGGCACCCGCGCCGGTGGTTGAACCTGTCCAGCCTGCCGCGACCGCAGGCTTCGGTGGCACCGTCGCGGCGCAACCCGCAGCGGCGCCTGTTGCCGAGCCGGAAGCACCCAAGCCCGCCCGCAAGCCGCGCGCCAAGAAAGAGGAAGCACCTGCGGTGGACCCGCGTATCGCGCACCTCGACGGGGCCATGCAGACCGCAGTCACTGCGGTGGGCATCGACAGCCCGGCGGGTCAGGCCATCCTCGCTCAGTTTCCGGCCCCCGCAGCCACGCCGGCCCCTGCACCCCAATCTGCACCGGCGGCACCGGCTCCGCAGGCCCAACCGACCCCCGCACCTGCAGCAGGCTTCGGTGGCGGCGCGGCACCAGCGGTCGCCCCCCAGGCTCCGGTCTCAGGCAACGCGGCTGCGGCCAGCCTGGCTGAGCGACTGAAGGCCAAACTCGCGAACCGGGTCGCGTGATGTTCCCCTTCGACCAGTTCAAGCGGGTCGTTGCGGGGTCAGGGCTCAGCAAGACCGAGCTGTCGAAAGTCTACGGCGTGTCCCGCCAGACCATCTACGGGTGGCTGGATGGGACGCCGCCGAAAGCCGGCAGTTACACTGAGCGTATGGCCATCACGATCACGCGGGGTATCACCGCTGCGATCCGCACCGGGGCGTTGCCCATGCAGGCAGTCGCAGCAGGTGAGCGCAAGCGGCGGGTGCGCAAGATGGCCGCGACGCTGCAGGCGCTGAAGCCGGAGCCCGTTCCCGAGTAGTCCCCCGCCGGGGCGCTCGCGCCTCGACTGTAACGACAACAAGAGGCCACTCGCAGCGTGGACACACTGGCATTCCTTCGCAAGATCCTGCCCGACGCGGGTCTGTACGTCATCGCCCGCCTGATCGCCGGACGGTTCAAACACACGATCTGCGACTCGCTGGACGAGGCTGCGGCCTATGCTGCGCAGTTCGACGTGCAGGGTGTGGCGACCTACCACGCCTGCGCCGCGTATCGCGATCGCTCGGTCGAGCGCCGCAAGTCTGACGGCACAACATGGCATCAGGTCCGCACCCATGACAACGTCCGGGCGATCAAGTCGTTCTGGATGGACCTCGACGTCGAACCCAACAACCCCAAGAAGTATGGGTCGCAGGACGAGGCCGTCGACGGGCTGGTTGCGTTCTGCGACCGCACGGGCCTGCCGGTGCCGATGGTGGTGTCGTCCGGCGGCGGCATCCATGTCTACTGGGTGCTGAGCCTGCCGGTCAGCCTTGACGTCTGGAAACGCACCGCTGAGGCGCTGAAGCAGCTTGCCGCTGTGTGTGAGTTCCGCGCCGACCCGGCCTGCACCAGCGACGCGGCCCGGGTGCTGCGGCCGGTGGGCACCTGGAACCGCAAGGACGCCGCCAACCCCCGCCCGGTCGAACTGATCGCAGACGCTGAACCGCTCGACCATCAGGCGTTCCAGAACATCGTCATCGCGCAACTGGCCAAGGCGGGGATCAAGGCACCCGAACTCACCTTGCGCGAGAACCCCACCGAGCGGCTGAACGAGGCGTTCTCGATCCAGCGCGAGTTCCCGCCGTGCTCGGCGGTCAAGGTGGCCGACCGCTGCCGGCAGGTCGACCAGATGCGCAGCCTCAAGGGCAGCATCCCCGAGCCGCTGTGGTATGCCACGATCCAACTCCTCTGCCACTCGATCGAGGGCGACCCGCTGATCCATGAGTGGAGCCGGGGCTACGCCGGATACTCGGAGGATGAGACCCAGCGCAAGATCGAGCAGGTGCGCGGTCAGGCGCTCGGCCCGACGCTCTGCACCACGTTCGACGCCCGCAACCCCGGAGGCTGCGAAGGCTGCCCCTTCGCGGGCAAGATCAGCTCCCCCGCGCAGCTTGGCACGAAGGTCGAGGCCGCACCCGCTCCGCAGGTCGAGGTGCTGACAGGTGATGGCACCGTGCAGGTCACGCTCCCGCAGCCGCCGGCACCGTTCACCCGCGGTGCGACCGGCGGCATCTACGTCGAGGATGACGGGGTGCTGCATAAAATCTACGACTACGATCTGTTCCCGACTGAGCTGTCGTTCGACGAGCACCTCGGGTTCGAGACCGTGCGACTGCGCCACCACCTGCCGCAGGAGGGGTGGCGGGAGTTCGTGCTCCAGTCGTCCCTGATCGCCCGGCCCGTTGACTTCGAGGCCAAGCTCCGGGACAACCACGTCCAGCCGCTGATAAGGAACCGCATGAGTGCATACGCCGACGCCTACATCCGGAAGCTCCGGACCGAGACCAAGCTCCGCCGCCTGTTCAAGGGCATGGGGTGGAAGAACGGCAACACCGAGTTCGTGCTGGGCACGAGGCTCTACCGGAAGGATGGCGTCGTGCCGGCCGGGCGGAGTGAAGGGGCCAGCGAGATCCTTGACCTGTTCAAGCCCGTGGGTGACTTCCAGACCTGGCGGGCGATGACATCCATCTTCAACTACCCCACGTTGGAGCCCCACGCGTTCACGCTGCTGCTGGCGTTCGCGGCACCGCTGCTGCGGCTGGACCAGCGGCAGGGGTTCACCGTGTCGCTGATGAGCCGCACGGGGCATGGGAAGTCCACGATGGGGCGGGTGCTGGCGTCTGTCTACGGCCACCCCGAGAAGACCTGGGTCGCCCGGGACTCCACCGGCAACGCGCAGACCGAGCACATCGGCATGTATCAGTCGATCCCGGCCTACGTCGATGAGATCACCACCATCAAGCCGAAGGATCTGCGTGATCTGGTCTACAAGGTCACCACTGGCAAGGGGCGGGAGAGCCTGCGGCGCGACCGCACGATGCGCCCGTCGACCGACTGGTCGACCATCTTGATCGCCTCCACGAATGACTCCCTGCAGGACAAGCTGCAGTTGGAGAAGGCGAACCCGGAGGCCGAGTCGATGCGGCTGTTCGAGTTCGAGTTCCCCCACTCTGAAGCGTTCCTGTCGGTGTGCCCGGACATCTACGAGGCCGTGAACGAGAACTACGGGCTAGCCGGGGCGGAGTACATCCGCCGGCTGGTGGCCGAGCGCGAGACGATCGTGCCACGCATCCGTCAGGCGATCGAGCGGACCCAGCAGGAGTTCGGGATGCTCGGGAAAGAGCGGTTCTGGACCCAGGCCATCGCGCTCGCGCTGCTGGGCGGCGAGCTGGCGCGGTCATGGGGACTGATTGACTTCGACCCGAACTGCATCAAGGAGTGGGCGCGGGCTGAGACCCGGCGCATGCGTGGCACCCTGGAGGAGAGTATCCAGACCGCCACGACCACGCTGGGCGAGTATCTGAACGAGCACATCGGTGAGCGCATCGTCGTCAACAAGCTGAACAGTGCGGTGGCGGTGCATCGGATGCCGACCCGCGGGCTCAGCCAGCGGCACGAGCTGGACACCAAGGAGATATTCGTCCAGCGGTCGCACATCAAGCGGTGGCTCAGCACGAACCACCATAACTACAACGAGGTCCGGAAGGAACTGTTCGCCAAGGGGATACTCTTAGGCATGGATGCCCGGAAGAACCTCGGCTCGGGCACGGACCTGACGGGTGAGTACGTGCCGTGCTGGCGCATCCGCGCAGACCACCCGGAACTCTCGGATATGGTGAAGGAGGAAACATGAGCATGAAAAGCTTGGTTCGCTATTTACTGGAAAACCGGGCGTCTCTGCCCGCAAAAGACTGGACCGTGCAGGGCTTCGGTTTCATGCGGCTGCGTATCGACGACAGCACGCGGCTCCACATCTGGGATTCCCGGCTGCGCGAGCCGGGCGTCAGCGATGTCCACGACCACACTCAGTGGGCGTTTACGTCCACGGTCTTGTCGGGGATGGTAATCAATATCCGTTATACCATCACTGACGCGGTCAGCGGACTACCATTCAATATGGCAACGTTGAAATGCGGCATCGGGGGCGGGATGCTGTCAGAATCTGCGCGGCAAGTTCGCCTACAGCCCCTGCCGCCGGAAATTTACTTGCCAGGTCAGCACTATCGGCAGGAGCCCGATGAGATCCATCGGTCCATGCCAGCAGACGGCACAGTAACTTTAATCAGGCAGGAGCGACGTGATGTCGATACTGCCAGGGTATTCTGGCCATCAGGAGGGGTCTGGGGGGACGCCATACCCCGGCAAGCTACCGCGCGTGAGATTGACGAAGTCGGCGGCTTCGCGTTGTCGATTTTTGGGTAGTCCTGAGATGTGGTATCCTGACAAGGTCAGCACCTCGCGTGCTGACGCCCTCCACACACCCCTCCTCCGTGCCTCCTTGTGTGGGGGGCTTCTTTTATGACCGTCCTCGACCACCTGCCCGCCACATCACCTGAACTCGCGGCTATCTTCGAGGTCAGTGTCCGGACCATCAATGCCAGACTCCAGCACTTCGCCCGCAAGAAAAAGGCACGGCGGAGTGATCGAGCGGTCAGGCCGCTTGAACGCCACCGCGGCGCCTACCCGCACATCTGGGAGCGCATATGATCTACATCATCGCCGATCACTACCAGCAGGTGAAGGACTACATCACCTGGAACGACCTGAACCCGGCTGAGGTCAGGTTCCTCAACCGGCCCGAGGTGCTGAAGGGCGTGGAGTCCCTGGAGGTCGTGGTACTCGGCGACGGGGCGAGCGTGACCGATGCGCTGGTCGATGCTCTGGCCCGCAAGGGGGCCAGGCTGTCTTACGCTGAGTTACCGACCGCGGCGTTTTAGGCGTAGCGCCTGCGCCGGCGGCTGCGCAGGTAGAGCAGCATCCGCCGCACTGCGGGCGGCGTACTGTCCATCCCTGACATCTGACCGCTTGCCGAGATCATACTCCCGTCCCCGAAGGACTCGGTCAGCCCATCACCCAGGCTCTCGCTGGGGCTAACCACGAGCAGCCCGGCTCCGAAACTCTCCCCACTCCCTGCGCCAGTTAGCCCCGCCCCGCCCGCGTTCAGGGTGCCTGCGCCGATCCACTGCGCATCTCCGCTCCCTGTCAGGGATGCACTGGACGCGGCCAACGCCCCGGTACCTAGGGAGGCGGACCCCCCGGCGGCCGACAGCGTGACAGCCTGACTCGCGAGACTGCCCGATCCGCCTGACCCCGTGAGGCCAATGATTTCGAGAGTGAACGGTGTGGCGGCCAGAACACCCGACCCTGCGCTGCTGGATGGCCCCGACCCCACAACTGTCGCACCCGTGCAGGTCAGGATACCCGATCCGGATATCGCGCTGTCGCCGACCTCGCCCAGGCCGGCCAGCGTAGACGGGGCGGCACTCAGAGCGCCGACACCGGTGGATGTGCTGCTCCCTGCGCCGGCGAGTGTCGATGCTTGCGCAGCAGGAGCGCCGGTGCCGGTAGACGAGCCAACACCAGCGCCAGCCACAGTAGAAGACTGGGCGGATAGGATGCCGCTGCCCGACGCGCCTGATGCGTCGGGGGTCTCCAGCGGCAGGTTGGGGACCGATGGATCTTGAACCGTTCGGCTGATCTGCCAGAAATCGGTGATCGGACTGGCAGTCAGGCCGCCTGACTGCCAGTTGAATCGCCGCCGGTCACTCATGGCTTACGCCGCTGCGGAGGTCATCTGGAAGCGCCCGGTGTAGGTGGTCGTCGTGGTTGCGGGCTTTAGTGGTTCCAAGAACGAAATACAGGCATCATCAAAAACACGCGGCGCCTGGTCTCGGTTGGTCAACCAATCGAATGGCAGCATGCTATTGATAACCGGGAACGACATGAACCCCAGCGGATGTCCGATACAGAAATTTATAAGCCCGGTCGCTACCGACGCACTGCATTGCATCTGCGTCCATGCTTTGATGCCGACATCACCGGACGCTAATGGCGCAAACCACTGCTGCGCTGGATGATCGAGGCGATCTACGATGCCGGCCGAGTTCCCGGTAAGGGATGGTAGCGTGCTTGATGCGTTGGCTTGGTCGGTATAAGTGCATACAGTCCAGTTATGTGCAGTCGCTGCGAGGGCCGTGCCGCCGATTTCGACAAACCCAAAGTTGTCCCCAATATAATCGTCCACAGTAGCCGTCGTAGATTGATAGCGGGTTGGCACCCCGGTCACCGCTTCCGTAGCGGTGCTGGCCATCGTTTTTGCCACTGAGAACAATCGATCATATACCATCAGTGAATTGTTGATGACCGATGCCGAGAAATCCGCGCCGACCAGATGCAGCGTCCCGGTGGCCGGGTTATTGAATAAAACGCCGCCGGTATCGCTATCGACATGCGCGGTCCCGCCCGGTGCGGCCGCCCCGGCACCTCCAGCAACCGGCTGTGGGCCGACGCGCCATAATGTCGAGGTTACGCCCACTACGCCGGTAGGGCCGACTTTGTTGATCTGCCTCCGTTGACTGAACCCTTGCGAAGCCCGACTCAGTGCGTCACTGATACTGGCGAAACCTGCATTGCAGTAGCCATATTGCGGTCGGCCGGCTTCTTGCCAGAACCGCCGCAACCTGGTCTCGAAGTAATCCATCGCACTACCAAAATAACCGCCGGCTACGTGGCCTACGAAGTCGCCATCGGCAGTGATCCACAGGCTACCCGGAACGTCCAGCAGGCAGATCGGCCTACCATACCAACGGCTGCCGCCGTTCGCCATGCAGGCTTGTAAGTGCGCGATCTTTTCCTTGCCGAGCCAGCGTTCGACCTTACTGCTGTCGGCAGGACGACCGGGCTGATTGCGCGGGCGGTATTGGCGGGTCATGCGGGGGCCGAGTAGGTCAGAGAGGTCAGGGATACCTGCTGGCCCGCGGACACCACAACACTGTTCAGTTCGATATCACCGCCGCCGCCGGTTGCCGTGACTGAGCAGATGATCTTATCGGTGCCCGCAGCGTTCCTCAGTCGGGCCTTGGCGATCGTGCCGCCGGTCGCGCTGGAGTCTGCCGTGATAGCTGCTGCGGTCGCGGTGCCGCTCGATGCTGCGCCGAACGCGGTGGTGCTGAATGTGAGCGTTGCGACCTCGACATCGCCGGAGGTCTGGAACACGAGGGTGCCGGGCGGGGTGCCTTCATCCAGTTGATCGACGACAAAGTCGGCGATACCAGAGCGCACTGCGGTGGGGTGGGTGACAGCCATGTTGGCCTCCTATCGACCGTGAATTTTTGCGGCTGGGCCGATGGCAAGTTGGACCCTGCCATCCGACAGCCATGTTTTTACCAGCGCCTTGAGTTCATCCGTTCGGGCCGAATAGCGCAGCCCCTGCACGTATTCGCTGCGCGTCTTGGGTTCGAAGAAGGTCTTGTTGGGCACGAACGCGACCGCTTCAGGCGGCGTGGCCGGCAGGCTGCCGGGTAGCAAGGCCTTCAGGGTGTCAAGCCAGCGCATTATGCCCTCCCGATCGCGCGGGCGGTCACAGTGCTGCCAGCGAGATTGCCGCTGGACGCGAGGATCTTGACCGAGTAGAGCGGCAGCACGTTGAGCAGCAGCCAGCCTGAAGCGCCTGCGCCGAGAACGGTCAGGTCGCCGGAGGCATCGACCACAAGGCCCGCCGGTGACGTAAAGTCGCCTGCGACAGAGTAGAGGGTCTGATACGCCCCATCGGGGGACATGCGCCCCTGCACGAGGAACGCGTCGAGCGCCTGGCCCGTGACCGCCAGCTCGACGCCGAGGTAGGTCACGTCATCCACGATCAGGTCCAGCAGTTCGGTGTTACCCGACTGCGTGACTGCTACATCTACGTTATCTGCCCGAACCTTGCCGGGGATCTTCGAAGTCGTCTGTGCCATAAATGCCTCCTGAAAGTATCTATTTTACGCTGCGACAGCCAGTTCGTCCAACCGCCGCAGCACGGTGCGCTCCTGCGGATAAGTCCGCGCAAACACCTCGTTGGCGGGGGTCCGGACAGTGGCCTCGGGGGCGATGATTCGCAGCGAGACCTCGGGCTGCGCCCGGAATGCAGTCCGGCTGTCCTCCAGTCGGAGCACATATATCTCGGCCGGGGCGACATCGAATGCCGGCTCGGGTGCGACGAAGTCAACTGTCGCCTGCCCGACCACCGTGAGCGTTGCGCGGATCTCGACCCGGGCCTCCGATCGGGACTCCAGAGAGACGGTCGCGCTGCCTGACGCGGCGAGCAGCGATCGGGCCTCGACGCGAGGTGACAGGACCGCTGCGGCTTGGCCGGCGATGTCGAACCGGGCACCAGACGAGGGGGCGAACGACGCCGTGGACTCGCCCGCGATCGCGAACGAGGTACGCGCTTCGGTCCGGCTGGTCAGCGCGGGGGTAGCGGTGCCGGCGGCTGACAGGACGGCCCGAGCCTCAGCCTGAGACGCCAGCGTAACTGTGGATGCCCCCGCGGCGGAGAGCACAGCCCGGGCCTCGACTGCGCCGGCGAACGACGCGCTGCCTGACGCATCGACGCTGAGGGACGCACGAACATCGGCGGCACCGACCAGCGAGCAGGCACCCTCGCCAGCTGCGGACAGGACTACCCGGCTGTCAGACGATGAGGCGAACGAGACGGTCGAGGTGCCGGCAGCGGACAGTTCGACCGCGACAACGACCCCGCCCTCGGCCAGCGCCGAAATCGGCGCTTCGGATATGGAATGGAAGCCGAGCATGGACTACTTACGAGATCGCGCCGATACCACCGCGCCAGGAGAGTTGGACGAACAATTCACCCGCCTCCGCGGCTTTTTTGGCCTCGTTCAGTTGGTTCCAGCCGAACTGCGGGTCGAGCGGCACAGGGATCGGTTTCCAACCAATGTAGCCGTGGACACCCAGCCCGCGCCACTTCAAGTTGTAAGTGAAGAACGGGAGCCACGCGCGCAGGATAAACATGCGGCGAATACCCATGTGGTCGAATGGGCCGTCTACGGCGTGATACCACGGGCGCACTGACATCCACACGGCACGGCGCAGGCGAAACTCCACCCACTTACCTTCCGGAGGCCAAGGGTGATGGCGCTTGTCGGTATCGCTGCGGCTCATGGCTTCGGAATCTCCGTCCGCACCGCATCACGCAGCAGCATCAGTTGCTGCAGCTTCTGCGACCTGCCGCCCGCGTGTTCGATCGGCGCCTCGGCAATGGCCTCCATCGTGACGCCTGCCGCGACGTAGGCTTCGCGCCTGCGTTCAGCGTAGTCTCGTGGCGCATCAGGGTTGTGGGCTTCCAGAACCGCCTCGACGTCCGCCTGAGTTTGGGCGGACACGTCCGTGAAGATGAGTTTTTCGCCATCAGTCCACGCAATGCCCTTCGTGCTGATACCAGCGGCCAGCAGCTCACTGGCGAAGGTTTTTCCGATACGTGCCATTTGAATCTCCGATCAGGTTTTGATTTCAGTGAATGACCAGACCATGTCTCGGCAGCCGGCGGCACCCGATGCATTGTTTGTTGCCCCACGCATCCGAAACGCGCGAGAAGTAAGTACAGAGTTTGAAACTATGGCTCGCACTACGGCGGGAGCGTAAGCGCCGGAACCACCTGGGCCGCTTAGGGAGTTTATTGTGTACACAGCACCAACAGCCGCTGCCCCCGTAACGTCATAGAGCTGGAATGATCCTGTCGCATTTACTGCCGAAATCGGCTCTACCGAGGCCAAAAATGACACCTCAATTAATATCTTGCTGGCCGAATTTTTCGGTGTAATTGATTTATCGGCTGCGTTCATGCTCGTCAGGCCGGTAGATGTCGTCGTGCTGCCGGCATCCGTGGCCGTCACCACTTGCAGCACATCCCCTGCAGCAACAGCTACGGCAGGCGCGGAATTGACAAGACTTCCACCGGATAGCGCAAGGCCAGTTCCAACACCGATTTCCTCCACCGCGCCCGTAGAGGCAGTCGTGCGCCCGAGGATGCGAGCGGTGGACATGGTGAGGCCGGATGTGGTGATGGGGCCGGAAACAGTTATCTTCTCCGCTGGCAGCGTAACAAACACATCCTTCGTGCCTGCAGAGAAATTCACAGCAGAGCCACCGTTAGATGACGCCAGCACCGTTGTCCGAGTCAACGTCGTGCCGCTGGCCGTGTAGGTGCCGATACCGACCTCCCACTCGTTCGCAGTACGGTGGACGATCGCGTAGGGGGTTGTATTCCCATCGCCGACCTCACTGAACGCGAGGAACTTATCTTCTGCGCCCAGCAGGGTTGCCGTGCCAGCGCCCGTGGTAGTCGTCGTCTCCTTGATGCGGTCCTTGATGACCAAAGACATCTATCAGTCCTCGGTGATCGTGCTGGTGTCACGAATGATAGGCGTCACACCTGCCGCCATCGTGATGTTCGGCGTCAGCGCACCCTTGTAGAGGATCTTCCCGGTGCCTGTCGCCGCGGTGCCGATCGCCGCATGAGTGATCGCTGCGCCCGGCGACGCAGTGCATTCGCCGAACACGACCTCAGCCACAGGGGACACTGAGTTGTTGGTTACCGTCCAGCCGCCTGTCGTGCGCGCCACCGCCACACGTGCGTAGCCCGTGTAGGCAGTCTCGTTGGTCTCCTGGTTACCAGTCTCGTCCGGGTCTGCGGTGTGCAAGCTCAGGTAGAGGTTGGCCAGCGGTCCGGTGCCCGCGTTATCAGCGAGGTTGGCGATCGCGGTGCCATTGAAGATCAGCTTCAGCAGGTCGTTCTCAAACGTATTCCCTTTGGACATCATGTTCTCCTTAAATGATTACCACCAGCCCGCGGCTTTGAGCGTTGCCACCGTGCCGGCCAGACCAGTAACGAACCAGAACCCGAACTTCATCAGCCGCTTGGCCATCGCCGCCGCGCTGCACCAGACATCGACATGGCGGTCGATCTTCTGCATGACCACCATGACACCGGGACAGCCGAACTCATTCTTGTCATCGGTCGCGAACAACGCAGTGTTCATGCGCGTGTGGCCGTCGACCAAGACGTCGAGCTTCTTGTTGATCTCCTGCATGTCCGGCTGCGCCCGGCGATCGACTTGCGGATATTTTACTTGAGATTCTGCGCCCATCTCAGCCCCCTATCGGCGCCGCATCGCATCAGCTATGCCCGGCGCAATCTTCTCCACGCTCCGACCGACCACATACCCACCCAGACCAAACTCCACGATCGACCATAGCTTGAGATACTCGGCCTCAGACAGAGACGGGGCGGCCCATCCGAACCAGCGGGCGACGATCAGGCCCAAGAACGTGAGCATTGTAATAGGGCGCCAGTTCGCCGCCAGCCAGTGCTGCGACGCGGCCTCAGCCTGGATGATAGACGCGGCAGCTGTCTCGATCTGCTGCTGGTGCTGCATCAACTGAATGAGTACCTCCTGCTCAGCCTTGGCCTTCTGCTCTGGGTCGGGAAACAGATTGCCAACAACCTTACCGAGGATGGGGGCGAGCGCGGGGATAAGCATCTGCAGCATAAACCCTCCTAGTATGGAAATGTCGTTTGCTCCCAGCCGATCAGCCTGCGCTGATCGCCGTGGAGGAAATTCTTGGTGAAGTTGATTCCGACCGTGAACCCATGCTTCCACAGGCAGGCGAATAGTCGCCCGCGATACATCGGGCTTGGAGTCGCGAGGTCAACGGCCATGCAGCCGAGCCGCCCTTTGTGCTGGTCAGGCACTCGGTCACAGATATGAAAGCTGTCGCGCTTGCCACCAACGGCAGTGTTGTGCTGATCACAACGGCACCCGCTGGTGGGCATCATTGCTTCGTTCAGGTCATCCCGCACGTCCTGTATCTTATCCAGCACGCCGGGATGATAGTTGAATTTACCACAGTGCCTGCAAGCCAGTTCAACCAGCGTAAAGTTAGTCGGCCGACCATTCGGGAGAATAATATACCTACTCACATCGCCCTCACTGGCTTGAAACCTGACATCGGGAGCATGCCGTAGTCACCAGTCTCGTCGACCATCAACACCTCGGCCCGGTCGGGGAGCGGCGCCCAGCATGCCTTGAGGGGCGTGCCCTTCCAGGTCAAGTCAGCGGCGAAGAATCGCGGGCGCATCTCAGGCTGTATGATGCTCAACGACGCCGCATCCGTGCAGGGGGTCTTGTGCAGCACCACCGTCATGTCCTTGGTCTGGAGCCGCAGGATACCTGCGTCCGCGACCGCAACTGAAGTCATCGCGACCAACGCTACTGCCAAAAGGATTCTCATCGCACCACCTCCGGCTCGACGGTCACTGTGCCCTTCAGCAGTTGGTCGACCACGCCACTGCCATCCTCCATCTCCAACTCGTAGACTCCGGTCGCGAAGTCGAGGTCGGCGGTGTCGGCGGCCGAGATCGTGATCGTGATCGTTTTGTTCGTGTTGTCCAATGTGATGCCGGCTGACGACGTCAAGCTCAGCAGCGGGGCGCCCGTCGCCTGCTCGGTCGCGCGGACCTGCAGTCGGGCGGTGTATCCGTCCAGATCGACGGGGGTGTAATACATCAAGTACCCACCCGAGGTGTAGGCGCGGAACTCGGCGGAGTTCACTTCGTTCAGCTCAACCGTGCTGGACGTCAGCACCGTGGCCTTCTTGAACTCGTCGGATGCCGGCGGCATCGACTTGGCGTTGATCTCCTTCATGCCCTCAGCCGACACCACCGCTGTGCGCCATCCGTCCGGCAGGCCATGCGCAGACGCAGTGATCACCGCCGGAGCGGCCCGTGTGATGCCCGAGATCGCCTTGTAGACAAACGGCAGCGTCTCCCACCGCGTCACCAGCCGGAAGGTCTTACCCTTCTTGATCGTAATATCTTGGGTGGTGGGGCAGGTCATGGGATTATCCTCACAGTCCAGTATATCATTCCAGCCCCTCAGTGGCGAGGCTGCTGCCCCGCAGCGCCCGCGGCAGGTTCCGCATGGTGCGCTCGTTCAGGGGCATCCCGGCCTCCACGATACGGCGGCGCAGGGCTGACGGGCTCAGCATGATGGGCATGTCGGGGTAGGTCGTGTTCCAGCGGTTCGTCAGGTCCAGCACCTCCTGCGCCTTCGCCTGATCCCCCTCCGAGATGGCCCGGGTCAGCTTGGACATGAGGTCGGTCTGGACCATCGAGTAGTAGGCTTCGGTCTGCTTCACCGTCCGATCAAGGTCATACATCTGAGCCAGGCCACCGGACGTAAACCCGAGCGCCTGCCAGAATATCTGCGGACCACCCACGTCCACCAGCTTCCGGCCCTGCCCGTCGACCGCGTAACCCCGGTCATACTGCTCTGCCGCCTTGATGACGTTACGCACCGCCGAGGGGCCAGCCTCGCGCAGTGCCTTCTCAAACTCGCCCTTTAGCACCAGACCCGCGCCCGTGCCAAGGCTCGTCAGCATAGAGATCGGGGCACCCAGAACCTCCTCGGCGACGCGGGCGTAGTTACCATCCGCCGTACCGATACGGGTGCCGGGGATGACCCCGCTCAGGCTGATACGCGACGCGACGTTCATGTCGAACATGTCATTGATCAGTCCGCGGGTCAGGACATGCGACAGGTCCACACCCACCGCGGCCTCGCTGGCGTCCTTCAGCATATTGCGCAGCGCGCGGCGGCTGTTGAACGGCGACCCGAACAGCTTCTGCGAGATGGTGTCGACCAGGTCCATGATCTCGTCGGCGAACGGCAGGCCGTTGACCCCTGCCACCGCGGTCAGACCCACGAGGAAATACACCGCCGACTTCGGGTTCTGGCGATACATCGACTCCAGCATCTCCATCGTGAACAGCGGGAACGACTTGAACATGAACAGCAGCGACCAGACAGGGTCACGAGCAGCGCCAGGGCGATTTGTTTCATTATAGGCGTTTTGTGTCTGGTCGACTGTGTTCTTGGCGAACTCGTAGAGTTCCCGACCGGCGAGATTGTTCTGCTGGCCGATCTTGTAGCCTGCGATAAACGTGGCGATCCGGTTGGTCTGCTCCGCGTAACGGAACGGCCACATCCACACGTCGATCGCCTTCTGCACCTTCCGACTCTTGGACAGCAGCCCGCCCTGAGTCAGCCCCATGATCTGATGAATCTCGGTGTCCAGCGTCGTGCCGTCCTCCGCTGCGGCGATCAGGGCGTCGCGCAGGCCCGGGACGTTGTCTATCGCCGGCATCGACACGCCCTCCTTGTCGCGCAGGGCGACGAGATCACGAAGGGTCATGCCGTTGGCGTGGGCCGTCGAGAACGCAGACATGACCGTCGTTGCAGCGTTGCCATAATCCGTGTGCTGCGTCAGCCACGGCAGCGTGTTCATCGGCACCGACATCATGTTCACGACACCCGAGGCCACCGACCCGCCGAGGAAATAGAACATCGCACCCGACCGGAGCTTGCTCGACCACTCGCCGCCGTGGTCAGGCACCAGCACGTAGTCCACCAGTTCATCGGCCAGATTCCGAACGAAGTTCGCCTCGACGCCTTCATCGGCCCACAGGTTCGACTCATTGTCTGTCTGGAGTTGCGGTGACTTACCGCGCTCAACCAGCACATCCACCTTCTTGCCAGCAGCGGCGTCGTTGATAGACGCGGTGAACTCGGAGTAGGCGACCTTGTTCGACATCGTGACCACGAACTCGGCCATCACGCGCATGGCGTCGCGGGAGAACCCAAGGACGTTCTTGCGGCGGAACAGTCGGTTGCGGCGGGTCGAGTCGGCAGCGACCAGTGCCTTCGCCAGGCGCTCGCGTTCGGCCTGAGTGATCTCCACGCCGTTGCGGCGGGCGGTATCAAGGAACAGTTGCAGCGATCCGCTGGTGTCACGCTCGGCCTTGTACTTGTAGCCATACTCGACCTTGAGTTCGGGCATCTTCTCGGCGGCGATCTGCTTGTAGCGTTCGACCATCAGCTTCGCAGCACCCTCGGTCTCGAACGCATCCAGCAGGAGCGCGAGTTTCTGGGTGCGGCCCTGCGCGTCGACCCGTTCAATGTAAGCGTGCGCGAAGTGGTCGCCGAACCGGCGCTCGGGGACGTAACCTTCAGCCTTCAGGCGGTTGACCTGATCCTGCCGGTTGGCCAGCCACTCGGCGTAGTCCTCGGCTGGCAGCGCAGCCTGCATGGTCTTCTGGTCGGCCTGGAACTCAAGGTCGAGGTAGCGGCCAATCGTCTCGTTCGCCTGTTTGAACATGGATAGTTGCTTGGGCGTGAGTTCAGCGATCGTGTCCAGATACTCAGGCGAGCCTTCGAGGAACCCTCCGACGGTCCGGCGCATGAGCGCATCGGCCACTGCCTGCTCGTCAGCCACCGTCGAGCCCTTGCGCCACTCGGACAGGCCGACCTCTACACCGTCGCTGATCAATGCCGACTTGCGCTGGATGTAACCGCGCAGCACCTTCTGGAGGTTGGCATAGGCTTGCGACTTAGAGGCGATATAGTTCCCCGTCGCGATGTTCTTGAGCCGCCATCGCCTGAGTCCACCGGCCAGCGTCGTGTAAGTCGCGCCGAAGACCTCCTTCAGCGTCGGGTTCGGGATGCCGGCGGTGTCAATCAGGTCGGCCAGCGAGTCCTGAAGCTGCTCGCGCTCCAGCTCGCCGTTGCGCTTGCGGCGGGCCATGTCGGTCTCAGCGGCTTGGGCGGCTCGGGAGTAGAGGATGTTGGGGTCCGTCGGGTCGAAGGTTCCACGATTGCCGATGGCGGACTTGATCTGCTCGGGGCGGAAAGCGATATAGTGGGTCAACACGCCGCCCCGGTCCACAAAATCTCGAGTCATGTTGTCATAATAGCGATCGGCCCGCTGCGCGATAATGCCATCGTAGCCTGCCGCCCGCGCCCGCGCCACGGCAGCAGCGTCACCATCAGTGTCTCGGCCAAATTCCGCCCAGAAAGCATCTACCCCCTTGGTATAGGGGTTCTGAATGCTCACGTAGACCGGCATGACATTAGACCCCATTCCGTCGCGGCCGGATACTGAGTATTCGCCGGCTTCGCGGGGGTTGTCGGTCGTGTATATGGCTGGACCAAACTCCCCGCTACGAGTAGTCCTGAACTCCGAGAAATCGCCGCCCGTCCCGTGATACACCACCAACGGCCTGCCCTCGGCGTCCACCACTTTTGACGACCCGAACCAGCGACGAAATGCGGCGGTCTGGGTGATGTCGCTGCGAGCCTCTGACCTCTGAGTCGACACCCCGCCTGTCCGGCGCTGGCGGTCCGCGTAGGCGCCCAGCTCGACCGCCCGGAAGATGTCCTCGGTCGACTGGAACCCGACGCCGGTGATGTAGTTCCGAATGCGGTCGATCATCTGGCGGATCTTCTCGAAGGCCCGGGCCAGCAGGCCATCCGCCTGCAGGTCACCCCGGCGCCACATCTCGTAACCGTAGGCATGCGCTTCGGCCGGACGGGTGCGGATCTCATCGGCGATGTTGGTCTTGTTCTCACGGTCGTAGGCCACCGCCCGCTGGAGCACCTGCTTGAACAGCCGCGCCCCCGGGGAGAACGAACGGTTGATCACCGCACGTTCAGCCCCGTTCAGCACCCGCGCTTCGAGGTAGTGGAACCCTTCGTGCGCAGCAACGGACATCACGTCCTGCGCGTTGGTCGCGACGGCGATCACGTCCTTCAACGGCTGCAGGCGCTGGTAGTAACCCACCGGCGCGCCGGGCGCGGCCTCGAACAGACGGAACTCAAGGTTCGGGTCGTCGCCCAGCATCCGGCGAAGTTCAGAGATGACCTCCTCACCGCGAGCAGCCAGCACCGCATCCTGGAAGTCCTGCGCGGCACGCTGCGCAGCGGGTCGGGCCGCGAGTGGCACCGCGTCCGGGGTCGCGTAGAGGGCATCGTAGCCCCCCGCGTTCACCAGATCGTCTAGGGTCTTGGCCACCGCGCCGGAGTCGAGCGCCGCATCCTGTGCCGCGTTCGCGAAGATGCTCACGGCGGTGTCGCGGGCGAAAGTGGACGCATCCTCACCCAGCGTGCGCTGCTGGACGTAGGCGTCAACCACATTCAGGGGCGTTCCACCGACCGCATCCGACACAGCCCGAGCGACTGCGGACTTCGAGTAGAACTTCGGCGCGTCCTTGATGTCCGCCGCGACCTTGCCAGCGAAGATGATCGCATCGGTCTTGTTGACACTGCCACCCAGCGCCTTGATGGCGGCGTCGAACACGGCCTTCTCAGCGGCCTCGATCGTCGGGGCTTTCGCGGCGTCCACCGCCGCAGCGATGATGGCCTCGCGGGCCTTCATGGCGGTGCCCTTGCGGAACGCGCCGGCTGCGGCCAGTTCGTCGGCGTTACGCTTGATGGACTCTACAGCGACGCCTTCGATCGTGTCGCGACGGGTCTTGTCGTCGACGGGCCTCTGGCGTTCGCGAACGTTGCTGGCCGGCGGAACCTCCAGCGTGACCTCGCCGCGGTCGACCTTCGGCACCAGCCGGGCTTCACGCGACGACACCAGCGCGCCCATGCTACGCTTGAGTTCAGCCACCGCGGTCTCGGCCGCAGTCGTGTCCGGGTCAGCCGAACGGGTCTGGATAACATCCGACTCCGGCGCGGGCGTGCGCGGGGTGCGGGGGGCCATCTCGGGGGTCGCCATCGCGGCATCGCGACCGGCGAGCCTGCGGGCGCGAGTCTGGACAGCGTTCCCAAGTTGGGTTTCTTGGACCCCAATCTGGGTAAGTTGATCCTGCGCAGCCTTGATCTCGCGGATGATGTCAGCCTTCGGGCGGCGCTGCGCGGCGGGCTGCTTCATCTCCGCGCCGAGTGCCTCGACCTGAGCCTGCAGCGACTCACGCTGACCCACTAGGGTCTGCAGCGCCAGGGTATCGGCCTCCTGTGCCATCTCGGAGCGGCTACGGTCATACTGCGACACCACCGGGCGCGCAGGCTCGGCGGCAGGTGCTGCGGGCTCCAGCGGTGACGGGATCGACCCCAGCAGCGCGAGGTCAGACGCACGTTGCCCAATGACATCAAGCGGCTCGACCTGCGGCAACGGGGCTTCGGGTTCAATGACAGGCTGCGGCGGTGTGGCGGTCGGCTGGCGAGGCGGTGCAGCGGTGCCGATGTTGGCCGCGCCAGTGACGCCACCGATCGTGCCGCCGGCTATCGCACCGATCGCACCTGCGTTGATGTAGGCGCTCAGCGCCTCGGCGTCGGTCAAGTCCTGACCGGCTGCAGTGCGACCGATGATCTCCTGCCCGGTCTCGGTCAGCCCTTCCAGCCCAGCGGTGCGGCCACCTTCGACAGCAGCCCGGCCGGCACGGGCGCCGAACCCACGAACAGGTGCGGGGCGGGCAGCGTCGCCGAGGATACCCAGCCGGCGGGCCAGATACATCTGAGGCAGGATGTCCAGCGCGCCGGCCGCGGTGCCACCAGCGATCGCCCGGAGCACAGGGTCATTGACGCCTCCATCCACAGCTTCGGGGAAGATACTGCCGGTTCCCAGTCCGGTGCTGGTCGCGGCCAGGCCCGCCACGGTGCCAGCATCTGCAGCGGTCTGACGAGCCACCGCCGACCGGCCTCGGGCGAGGGCGCGGCCGCCGATACGGCCGGCGACACCGCCGAGGATGGATGCGAGGATGGACGGTGCGGCGGTGCCGAGAGCGTACTGGCCAAACTCCAGCGCGGAGCCGAACGAGTTGACATCTTCCACCCGCATGACGTCGGGAGCGACGGCCTCCTGCTCAGCCTGCGCGGCGGCGAGCGCGTCACGCTCGAAGTCGGTAGCCCCAACAGCGCGGCCTGCAGCAGCCTTCAGTCCCTGACCTGCGGCACGGATGCCGGCCATGCCCACACCGAACCCCCGTGCGAGCGGGGAGCGTTTAGGCGGTGCGGCGGGGTCGACTAGCGCATCGACAAGAACGTCACCAACCGGAGTGATCTGCAGGCTGGATTCGGCCATTATTTACGCAGTTGCGCGAGTTCCGAGGGAGTCGCCGGGCGGACAGGCTTGCCCTGTGCGTCGAGGACGTAGGTCTTGCCGTCGCTACCCTGGCCCAGCGATGCGCGGGTGCGGGGCGTGCGGAGCTCGACCTCACCCGAACGGTTGCTGATGACCGGCACCGGCTGGCCGGGGGTGAGGATCGCGCCCGGCGGGACCGAGAACCGCGGGCTCACGTCGCCGCCGGTCGTGGCCCGGGCGATGTCGCTGGGGTCGATGCCAGCGTTGACCATCGCATCCACCGCAGCAGCACGGGTGCCCAGCAGTCGAGCTTCCAGCGCGGCCTTGCGGGCGGCCGGTGCCTTGGTGATGGCGTCCAGCAGGAGTTTCTCCCGGCGCTCGCCAGCGGCCTGTGTGTTGGCCATGACCTTCATATCCGCGCCGGCCTGAAAGAACGAACCGACCGACGTGCGCGGCTGGTAGCGGACGGGCGGCAGCGTTACCTCCGGGCCAGTTCCACCGATCAGGCGGGCGGGGGCGCCGCTGGCCTGGATGGCACCCATGCCACGCGGTGCGGCGACAGAGCGGTTCAGGATGGCGGCGGGGTCGAGCGTGTCAGAAGTCGGCGCGGCGGCTGGTGCCGCAGCCGGAGTCGCGGCGGGGGCAGTAGCGGGGAGCGGTGCGCTGGTGCGGGACTGGACCCCGCGAACGAAGGCGTCTGTGCCGCCCGCAGCACGAACCTGCGCTGCCAGTTCTGGCGTCATCGGGCCAGGGCCAGCCATCGCATTGATCACGGCCGGCTCGACAGACTCCTTCATGAATTCGCCGACAGTCAGCGCAGTGCCTACTGCCGCGGCCGGGCCAACCCCGCGGCGTAGCAAGCGGCCAGCAGTGCGAACGCCCTGCGGCACCGGAATCGGACGGTTGTAAAACGGCACATTGCCTGCAGGCGCGGCCGGCGCAGAAGCACCTGTCCGGGAGGTCGCTTTCAGGAACTCATCAATGTCAAACACAGGGGCTTCGGCCATAACTCACTCCATCAGCTCGTCGGGGCGTCGCCCGAAATTTGATTCACCGCCAGCGTGTTGATCGTGCCCACCATCGCGGCCAGCAGGGAGAAAAACTTCTCGCTACCATACTGCGCCGCGGCGGTCTTGAAGCGCAGCTCCTCCACCGCGGCGGTGAGCTTCGCCTTCGCATTCTCGATGGCGAGGTTCGATATCTGGATGTTCTGCTGCACCGTCGCCTCGATCACCTTCTGCTGTAGCGTGGCGCGGGAGATGATGCCATCGGTCAGTGCCCGGTTGGCATCAATGTCGGCACGGTAGAGCTCGACCTGCAAGCGCAGCGGCTCCAGTTGCTGCCGGATGCGGGCCTCATAGGCGGAGATCTGACCCTGGAACAGCCGGATCTGCGCCTCGGCCCGGGCCACCTCAACCTGAATCTTGTCGCGCTGGACTTCAGCGGACGTCTTCGCCGCCTCCAGTCGGGCACGGTAGCGGAGCACCAGTGCGTTGTAGACGGTGATCGAAAACTCAGCCGCCGCCCGCGCGGCGTTCAGCGCCCGCTCCTGTACCGAGTTGTGGAAACCAATCAGGATGCGCTCAAGGTCTTTCACCTGCTCGATCGTGAACCGGCGGTTCTCCACGAAGCGAGCGGCGGCGTTCGTGAAGATGTCCCGCGAGATCGTGGAGGTGCGGTCCTGCAGTTCCTGATAGGCCCGGTCGATGGTGATGTTCAGTTCGCCCGGCGGCAGTGGGAACCCACGCGCGGCCATCGCGCGGCCGGCGTCAGCGATGCGGGTCATGGCGGTCTCGACCTCGCGGTCACGCGCCCGCTGGTAGAGCGCAGCCTCGTCGTTCGAGTCGATGCCATACCCGCCGTTAACCAGATCGGACAGCAGCTTCGCCTTCAGGGGGTCAAGGAGGGCGGAGACGTAGGCGGCCTCGAAGTAGGCGAAGTCGTTGGTCGGGGCGATCAGGTCATCGTCGGGGACGATGATATCCACCGGTGACGCCAGCACGATGCTCGGCACTTCAGGCGGTCCGGCGAGTCCGGTGTCGGTGACGTTGGGGCGGAGGCCGCCGGCGATGACTGGGAAATTGACATCGGGCACCGACGCGTAGTTGTATGAGTCGGGCAGGATGTTGTCGATATTGAACCCATTGCCGAACTGAATGTCTACTACAGACTTGAGAGTCTCAAGGTAACCAACCGCGTCCGCGAGGACATTGTCAACCGCCGCGGTCTGCTGATCAATCAGCGTCGAAGCAAGGTTGGGCGGGTTGGTGATCGTGACCATAAGCGAATGCCATCTCCGGGCAAGGGGTATTGTCGTAGTATATCATGGTTGGCGGAATACGCGTCAGTCTCGCCCGCCACCCCCGCCGTCACCCCCACCGCCGCCGGATTCGGGGGGGTCCACGATGACCCCCGTAATAGCCGCGTCAAGGATTATCGCCCGGCTAAGCGACGTATTGCCAAGCTGTAATAGCGTCAAGCCGGCCGTCAGTTTTTCGGTTATATCAACTGCCGTCATGGTGGCTAGGGTCACAACAAACCCCAAGTAGCTTGTGGGGGTGAACCCCTCCCCAAAAATGGCCAGCGCCCGAGACTCATCGCAACGTAAAACCTGCCACGTCAGATTTGTGGCGTCCACTGAACTAGTGAGCAGCGCGCGGCCAAGCAGTGATCCATCCGCTAAAGACCGCGCCTCTACGTACGCACCGGACGAGTCCCCATAAGTGCGCAGCAGCAGAGTCGAATTGGTGCAGACGGGAAACACAGACTCCGCAGCCACACCTGAATTACTGCCTGCCATAACGACCTTAGTTACTACCCCCGTAGCGACGTCCACGCGAGCGAACTGATACTCATCAACGGGCGCAATATCCCGGCCAAGGTCGATGACGGCCGCAGACCCATCCCCGCCGTTCCAATTAAATGACGACACCACGCCACTGCCAGAACTTGTAGCGGGTGTAATCGATGTCGTAGTGAGGTTGGTTAAGTCCTGGTCCACATAACCGAAGACAGAGCCCGTCAGCGATGTGGATGACCCGAACTCAAAGCCGGCTACCCACTGCCTCGGGGGGGTCACACCATCACCCAGAGGGGGCTGGCGAAACGTGAACGACGTGAGCGCGTTTGCGCTGAAATCGACCGGGCCAGCCGCGATAGAAAAGTCCTCCGCGTTTACAACATAGGCTGTGCCAGTTTCAGCGCCGGTACGGGCCACCAGCAGTATGTCTGTGCCAATAGCCTCCTGAAGCGCGTAGCCAGACCAGGGGTGCCCTGTAGAGTCGAAGGATGCGACCTTAGACCCATCCCACCGAATGACTGAATACTCATGGGCGTTTGTCTGCAGGATAATGCTGCCCGCTGCGCCCGCCGTAATCCTTATCCAATCCATCCACAGGTCAGGCCGGAGGCGCGTGGTCTTGATCCAAATCGACTCGTTCTCGCTAACGTAGAAGTGCTTCGACATGACCTTCAGGCTCGTCTTGGCCATGAACGCCTTCAGGTCGCGAAGTTTGTTTTTCGCAAATGAGAAAAACTTCTCACCCCCCAGGTCTATCTGAACGCGAAGCGGCACTACATCACCCTGCGGCGAAGCACCTGCGGGTAGGCCAGCACGTCGGACACGGTGAAATCTGCGCCGTTCTCGTTCTCGACCTCGAACTGCCAGTAGCGGCTTTTCGGCCCCTTACCCACCGGCACACGGCGCTGCTGGAACCCAGTGACGTCGTTATGCGAGAGGCGATACGTGCGCGCGGCGTCCTCGGAAGTGATCGTGCGGAACAACACGTCACCATCCGTCTTGTAGCCAAGGTACGCCCGAGGCGTACGCTTCAGCACCGACGAGCCATAATCTGTCTTACCCGTGCGGGCGCGAGCGGAGATGGCAGCAGCCCCATCGACAGCCTGTGACCCGAGCACCACCACTCCAGCGGCGCTGCAGGCCAGCACTTGCCCATTGAACACGGCGTAGGAGTTGAAGTCGAAGTTGTCATACTCCGTCAACGCGTTCTTCCGCAGGTTCAGCGCCCAGGTGCGATAGGTCTCGGCGATCGCTTGCTGGATCTCTGCGGACAACTGCACCGAAGGCAGCGTGAAAGTCGCGACGAACGCGGCGTCTGAACGAACCTGACCTGATAGTCCAAGGACAGGCAGACTCGGCGCGGCGGTGAAAATCACCGCGGGTATGAACTGCGTCGACAGGCTGATCTTCGGCAACACCGGCGAAGCCGACAGTATCGCGTCCTGCAGCAGCGTCGCGGTGAGCGATACCGGGCGAAGTGTAGCCTCAAACGTCAGACCCGCACCGCCTAACATGCTCGCAGACAGCGACGCTGTGGGCAGGATAGGTTCCGCACGCCAGTAGTTTGACTCCAGCGTCGCCGCGAGCGTCGCCGCCGGCAGGCTGAACTCAGCTCCCGTACCAACGAACGAACCAGCAGCCGACAGGGTAACTGCCGGCAGGCTGGGTGTTGCGATGAAGTTCGCAGACATGCGCGCCCCTAAGTTAAGCCGCTTCCGGCGGCGTCACGGTCAGGCCGCGGGTTCGGTCGGCGAGAACGTGCTGATCGTGTGCGTCGCGCCCGAGGCCAGCGTGGTCGTCGAAGCGTTCATGTCGCCACCCGATACGGCGATTGAGCCGTCGAGCCGAGTGAACGCGCCGGCAGTGTCCGCCGAGTCGTTGTCCGCGATGGGGCCGCGCAAGCGGAACCAGCCGGCGGTGCCATCGGCCAGGCCCACACCCGACCAGGTCTGGCCGGTGCGCTTGGCCAGCAGGCCGGTCACCACATCGTCGAAGTTCAGGCCGTTCACGGAGTTGACCCCCGCGACGGCACTGCCCATGTTCACATCGGCACCAGCGATATCTCCGCCGGACTCGGTCGTGGTTACGACCATGCCATTGATCGATGCGCCGAAGCCGAGGCGGGCCTTCAACGTAACGACGTTCGTCGCGGCGCTGGCGGTGATGATCTTGTGGCCATGGAAGCGGTTGATCTGCGCGGCGATGAGCGCCGCCGTGTTGTCGTTGGAAGTCGTCCAGGTCACGGTCGCGCCGAGAATCTGGACGCCGCCGAGGGTGATGCCGGTAATCGTACCACTGGTGCCCGTGATCGTGATCGTGCCGGTGGCCTGCACCTCGGGAGTGTGGGCGCCTGCGCCATCAGTGATCGTGACGAGCAGCGTGCCGCTCGGGGCGGTGTCTGCGGTTGCGGGCTGCGCCCCAGAATAAATACTGAGCTTGCCCCCTTGGAATGCGCTGCGGAAGGAACCGCCTTGCATCAGGTGGTTCCGTAACCCGGTTGATTGCCGCACAGTCATGATAATTCTCCTATGTTGTTAGATATGTTTAACTTGCCACGTTTGCCGCAGTTTCCAACCCGCGTAGCGTTGTGAGGTATTGTATCGTGCCGCGGTAGTTCCGCACCACCCCCGCGCCAGCTGGCTGTTTCGGATAGGCAAATCGACCGCGGGTGAAATTCACAAGCTGCCCACCCGCCAGTCCAGCGCACAGCCCTTCGCTCGTCGCGAAGAACACGGCAGGCAGTTTCGACTGCCCTTCGGTGATCGCTTCGGATGAGCCAAGTACCGAGGTGCCGGGAATCGCCCCATAGTCTGCGCGCGGGCGGAAGTCCCACTGATCGACATCGGCACTCGGGAGCCACGCAACCTGCGTATCGGTCCCGAGCCACGCGCCGTCCTCAAGGAACGCCACCAGCGTGATGCGGTCGGGGAAGGCATACACCTTCCGCGGGTCAAACAGTTCGGGCGCGTAGGGCTCGGACACGTAGAGCTTGTTCCCTGCAGCCACGAGCATCCGCCCATTACCGTAGGCGATATGTGAGATAACGCCTAATTCATTAGGCGAGACGAGGAACTGCGTCTGCAGCGGCACCTCGCCCGGTCGCTCTGCGACGACGTCCAGTGTGGTCACCGCAGCGTCCAGCGTCGCGTAGAGATACATCGTCTTGCCGTCGGTATGCGACAGGTAGACCGCCTTGTGCGTTACGCCGGGGTCAGCCGGCACCGGCAGCGTGATCGTGAACCCGCCACCGGCGGCAACCTCGACCACCTGCGCCAACGGCGCACCCGACTCCTGCCCATCACCGCGGAGGTAAGTCATCGTCCATTGGTATTGACCCGCGCGCAGCCCCCCACCGTGAACAGTCGCGGCCCCAAGCACCGGCGGGGTCAGGCCCCACGAGCGGCTCACGCCACTCTGCACGACGCCATGCTCCACGCCATTGCTGTAGTAGATGCGGTCAGCCAGCGGAGCGTAGCGCAGCGGGCGGCTCGGAGTCAGGCCGGAACGCAGCACGATCGTGCTGAAGTTTGGCATGATCTGCTTCAGGACGTTTGCGCCCACGCCGAGGCAGATGGGGCCAGCAGCGAACAGGTCGCGGTCGACACCGGCAACAACCACAGTGCTGTAGCCCTTACGGCGGGCGACCTTCTCACCGTCGTCTATGTCGACGTTCAAGGCGACCTCAAGGTCGCCGGGCTCGAAGTCTACCGGGTCGACGCTGTTGCGCAGCCCCCGGAACCCGGAGAACTCGAACAGACCCTCATCGGGGCTGACAGCCATCTCACAGCACCGCCGTTGAGGAGGCGAACCGCGGACGGTCGCCAGAATACTCAGCCCGCTCGCGCTCTTGCCGAGCCTCCAGCACCCGGGCGTTGAACTCGCTGACCAGACGGACGCCCTCGGTCTTCGCCGTCGCGTCGATGTTGTTGTGTTGCAGGCAGCGCCCAGCCGCATAGATGGCCAGCGCGTCGTGCCACTCCTCGGGCACCTCGGGGCACTCGTCAGGCTTGGCAGCGTCCAGCCAGCACACGGGCAGCCGCGCCACCTTCATCAGAAGGCGGGTGCCGTTCTCAGCGGCGCTGGGGGTCGGATAGACCCGAGCAGTTCGCATGGCGGCGTCGCTGGCGAACGCTCGTGGTGCGCCCGGGGTCCGGGCGGATGCCTGGTTCACGTCGAAGTAACTCAGGTCCGGCGGCAGGTAGCCCAACAGCATTGAGTCCGACGCACAGGGCAGGGGCGCAGCAGCGCCCTCGACCTGCGCGTAGTAGACCCGCAACACAGACGGGTGCAGCTTGTACGTCGGCTTGTCCGTAACCAGCGTGAGCACGCCGGCTTGCGGGTGGCCGATATCCTGCAGCACCCAAGCCCGGCGGGCGAGGATGCGCTGAGCCTCGTTCAGGTAGCGGACGATGGTCTTGGCAGGCCAGAGGACATCCGGCTCGCCGTCGAGCATCTCGGTGCGGTCGTCAAGATGATCGACCGCTACCTGTTCGAGGATCTCGGAGAGTTTCACGCTGCCTTCGCCGCGGCGCGGTTCTTGGCGCGGAACTCGTCATACTCCTTACGAGTCGCCTGGCCGAGAACCTGGAAGGGGAAGCGGTGCGCCGGTCGGGTGATCAGGCCACCCTCGCTCTGGATGGTCACTTCACCCACAGCATCGTTCAGCGCATCGACCACGACCGAGGGCACGATCACCTCCGGCCCACGCTCGATCTTCCACGCGTAACCGTTGACGCCCACCGGGACGTAGGACAGGTCGTGCTTGTTCGGGCCTTTGAAGATGGTGATTTTGTAGAACACCTGCGGGAAGTCGTCCGCCGAAATTTCGTTGCCCTGGATATCCTCGGCAACCTTCGACCGGACGCTGGCCTCCAGCTTCGCCAGCTCCTCTGCGCGGATCTTCGCGTAGAGCGCATCCTTGTCAGCGGCGAGGTCGGCAGCGATCTTGGCGCGCACTTCGTCTTCAGACGGTGTGGCGGACTGCATCAGGTGCGGGGGAACATCGAAATCGTTCTGTGCCGGGGTGGATTCATTTTTAGACATTATGGAACTCCTTGAAAGTGTGTTGCGGTTAATCCTTGGACTTGGCCTTCTCCTCAAACGCCGAGTCAAACTCGCCGTCGGGGATTTTCTTCAGGCTCTCCTCGACCAGCGAGAGAACCTCCTTGACACTCTTGGCGGCATACTTCTTGGTGCAGTCGCCGTAGTACGGCGTCGGCATGTCCGAGCCCTTGGCGCGCTTCTTGGCCTCGGCCATTTTCTTCTCACGCGCCTCCATATCAGGGATCTCGACTGAGAACCCGTTCTCCAACACTTCGATGTTGACGCGGTACTGTTCGCCGTACATGGACACCTCCTAAGAAAACGACCCGCCCAACATGAGCGGGCCGCTTATGGCGCAGCGAAGAACCTAGCCGCGGGCTTCCCAAACAACGGTGTCGTCATCGGTCACCGCGCCGCCGTCGAAGGTCACCACGACGGTGCCCGCAGCCTGGTCGACAACAACCTTGTCGTCCGTCTGCAGAGTCTTGTCGCCGGCGGCCACGGACTCGATGAAGTCACCGGAGTTCATGCCCTCGAACCACTCCTGGGACAGGCGGTCGGTCACGTTGAAGATTTTGAAATACTTCGGCGCGAAGCCCAGCGTCAGGGTCATCACACCCGAGCCAATGACGGCGCCGGGGGTGGTAGACGTCACCGTTGCGGCAGTGTAAGTGCCGCTCAGGTAACCGCTGGCGTGGTTGGGGGCAACCACTGCGTTCGTCTTGAAATTGGTCAGAGCCATGTCAGTTTTCCTTTAAGAGAAGTTTCAGTGCAGGGGGCCAGAGCCCCCCGCTACCGATCAGTTGGTCGCCGCGACTTCGAGGCGGACCATCCACAGGTCGTTGAGGATGACGCTGTTCTGCATCATCTTCCAGCCGGCGGTGCCACGTTGACCCAGAGGGTCGCTGGCGGCCGGTTTCGGGTTCACGACCATGATCGACATGGCGTTCTTGCCCTTCAGCGGGACGATGCCGTAGCAGTCGCGGGCGAAGTAGATGACCGGATACACGTCGGCACTGGTGCCGGTCGTGGAGATCATCGTGCCCTTGGCGCCACCGGCGTCCGCGAACGGCGTGAACAGCACGGAGCGGACGTAGCGAACATCTTCCACCGCGCCGATCTCGTTCGCCCACGGAGAGACGGTCCCGTACTGCTTGGTCGGGATGAAGCCTTCCATGTTGCGGATGTCGTTCTCGACGTCGGAGTGGCACACGGCCACGAACGCGGCTTCCACCGGCTCGGTGCGGAACCGGGCGTCGGACGACACGATCGAGGTGATGTGCTTGCCGCGCTGGCGTTTCAGTGCGCGAGTCGCCTTGCGCTGCAGGGCCAGGGTGATCGGGGTGTTGACATCGGTACGCGCGCTGCCGTTCGCGAAGATCCGGTTGGTGCCGGCCTTGACGACGTTCCAGCGGATCGTCTCGACGGTCTCACTGGCCTGCTGCATGAGCAGCGAGCTGTACTCCTTCAGGATCGGGTCTTCATGGGTGTCCATGATGACGTCGCTGAACGGGATGTAGTCGCCGTACTGCTCCAGCGTCACCGGGATGTCGGTGATCGTCGGCTTGGTGCCGGTCGGGGTCACGCCCTCAACCAACGGGGTCGTGGCCAGGGCCAGCGCCTCAAAGCGGCGGAAGATGGCGGTCTTGCTGGACTTCAGCGGCAAGACGTAGGTCTGGCCGAACTTTTCGAGGATCATTTCCTCGTCGCCACGCTTCAGCATTTCAGCGATGGCGTAGGCTGCGGTACGGGGCGAGATGTCGCCGTAAACTTGCGGGGAACTCATGGTGTCAACTCCTTGATAAGAATCGCTTCTTGGTTATCGAGTCCGACACATCTACGGCGTCGAGCAGTCGTTTCAGTTTTTTGGGTTAGGCTTCGTAGCCGTCAAGCTCAATCAGGAACTTGCCAGCGGTGTAAGGTGCAGCGGTGCCCGCGGCGCCGCCCACGAGATACAGGTACTGGTCCGCGGCCGGAACCGCCGTCATGGCCCGGGTAAGCGCGATCGTCCACGCAGCGCCGGAGGTCAGGAGCGCGGTCTCGGTCAGTGCAGCGATACCACCATCGAATACACCCGTTCCTTCGGTTGCGGAATAAACGTCGATATCCGCGACGCCGCCGGCGGGGGCTTCGAGGCAGGTGACCTTGCCGGTCAGGATGGTGCCGTTCTGAGCCGCGCTGATCCGCCCTATATATGCCGGCGATGCGCCCACCCCGATGATGTCGAGGTCAGTCGTCGAAGATGCCAGGCCGGTCAGGTCAAGCAGGATGGAAGTGCGGATGATGCCGCCGAGTCGCGACACGCTGGAGCGGTAAACCGTCCCGGTGCCGCTGGTGATCCCCGCGCCGGCCTCGGTATTGAGGACGTCAGTGATCAGATCATGCTCGTCGAGCAGCTTCTCCAGCGCGGCCTTGACCGCGGGGTCAAAATTCGCGTTGCGAACAAACTTGCGGTCAATGGACATTGGTAATCTCCAGAAAATTTACCCTAATGAATCTCAGTCTACTTCTTTTTTGTGGCGTCGTCAAACGCCCCATCGAAGTCGTCCTTGGCCGGGCCGCCACCGCTCGGTGCCGGTGCCGCCCGCTTCGCGCTGACCGGGGTCAGAGCGGAGTCGTCCGGCGGGGGCGTTGCCGGCTTGGCCGGCGCAGCCGGAGCCGCGGGAGCGGCAGGTGCCACGCCCGCATCCTTCTTGAAGCGGTCGAACAGGTCAATCACCTCCTGCGCGCTACCCTGCTCCAGCACGTCCTTCATGGCGGCCTGCAGGTACTTCGGCTGCTTCGCCACCCACTCGTTGACCTTCGGGAGCGCGGCATCGTAGTCCGCGTGCGCAGCCTTGATCGTCGCGAAGTGACGCGCTTCGGCGTCCTGGGTGTAGCCCTGAACCACCGGCGTAAAGTCCTGATGCACCCGCTGCAGGACGGCGTTCACCCCGTTGTAGACCCGCTGGGTGATCACGCGGTCCATGCGCTTCAGCATGGCCTCGATCGCCACGTGCTCGGTCGGGAAGTCTTTCTTGAACGACTCCAGCGCCTTCTGCTCGTCGGGCGTGAACTCGTAGTCTGCCAGTGCGGCCTTGTGCTCGGCCTCGCGCTTCTCCCGCTCCGCCTTCTCCTCGGCGGTCTCGGCAGGCGGTGCAGGGTCCGGCTTCGGGGCCGGTGCGGCAGCCGCAGCCTTCGCGGCCGCTTCATCTGCAGCGGCCTTCGCAGCAGCATCATCCGCTACCTTCTTCGCAGCCGCTTCATCAGCAGCGATCTGTTCAGGTGTCTTCCCTTCGTTGGCCTTCGTGGCAGCTTCCTCCGCAGCGGCTTTCGCGGCCGCATCCTCCTCGGCCTTCTTCGCTGCGGCGATCTCCTCGGGGGCCTTCCCTTCGTTGGCCTTCGCTGCCTCCTCCGCAGCCGCCTTCGCCGCAGCTTCATCCGCGGCCTTCTTCGCGGCGTCGTCCTCGGCCCCCGCTTCATCCGCGGCCTGTTGCGGCACCGGGTCGGGGGTGGTCGTATCTGCGTTCTTGATCGCCTCGTCGAACAGGGCGTCGAAGTCGTCGTCTTTTGCTGCGGTCGCTGCTTCTGCCATGATGGCCTCCGATTAAGTATTTTTTATACCCGGCCCGTTGACCAGGGTGTTCATCAACTGCGCCACCATCTGCGCGCGGCCTTGCGCCTTCAGCAAGTCCTCGCCAGACAACGACGGCCACTTCCGGTTCAACTCCCGCTGATGAAACTCCAGCAGGTTATACATCGCTCGCGACTCGTGTCGCGTGGCGTGTACATCACTCTCCAGTTGGTGCTGCTCCTGCCTCGCCGTCTCCACGTTCCAGTGCCTCCAGTATTGTTTTAACCACAGTCACGTCCGCTCCGGAGTTCTTCGCCCGGGCGTCCGCGACGTTCTTCAGTGCCTTGGTCAGGATCTCCCGAACCTCGGCCCGCATCCGTTCCTCTTGCGCCGCTTGCGCGGCCTGCGCCGCCTCCTGCGCCTGCGCGATCTTCTGCGCCGCAACATCCTCATCCTCCAGCACCACGTCAACCGGCAGGTCGCGCGCCTTCATCCGCTCGATGAACAGCGCCCGCTCGTTGATGTAAGGCAACTCACCCTCAGTCACAGTTGCGCGCAACTGGTCAAGCGAGTCAGCCAGCACCTCCTTGGCGATCAGGCTGGTCGAGCCTCGGGCGATGACGTTGTAGTCACCATCGCGGCTCGGGTCCGGATCATACTTCCGGTTCCACTCCACTAGCGCCGTGATGACCGACGTGGTGAAGGTGTCGAAGTTACGCACTGTGTCGCGGATCGGCAACGCCGCAGCGCCCAGGAACATGCTGGCGTTACGCTGTGTGCGCAGCGCCTCGCTCCCGCCCCCGGTGACGTCGCCCATCGAGGCTGGCGGCAGCCCGGACTCCTTGTCCGAGAAGTCCATGAACCGATCCATCAGCGCCATCTGCTCCTGCAACCGGCTGTCGATGCCGATGTTACGCACCGCGGGGTAAGTCGCCTCCGCGCCGGTGCCTTCGCGCCGCCACACTTTATGCTTGCGCATGGAGGTGTTCTGGCCTGGCATCAGCAGGTCCATGTTCACCTCAAGCTGGGTGCCGAGGATACTGTTCGTGTCGAGCACTGAACGGGTGACCTCGCACAGCGACAACTGCGAGTCGCGCAGCGTGTCTGCCAGTCCGTTGCCGAGCAGCGACAGATCATCCTCCTCGAACACGAACTCGTGGTGGATGCGTGCTTCTGCGCCGAACGGCATCAGAGCGGCCTTGATCACGACGTTACCCAGCAGCCACACACTGGCCTGCAGGGTCTTGCCCACATCGGAGTCCTTGACCTTCACCCCCGATGCCCGCAAGTCTGCGCCGGTCACGCCGCCCCAGTAGGACAGCACTTCATACTTCCGTGTCTCGGTCTCGGAGTTGGTCTGCTTGTCGCTCTTGAGTTCCGAGCGCATCGCAGTCTCCCAGTGCCGCATCTTGTGGTTGCCGGTCTTGTTCTTCAGCAGCCACTCGTCGATGCGCTCCTTCAGGAACCCGGGCCGCTCACCCAGTTCTTCCACCTGCTGGCGAGTCATGATATGGCGCTCGAACGTGCCGTCCTGCTGGCTCAATGCCGTCGCAGTCATGTCGGGGAACCAGTTCCACACCGGCAGGAACTCGAAGATCGGCTTATAACGGTCTTTCTCGATCGCCTGATACTTCCCGTTCGACAGCCGCTCCCAGGTGCGGGATTTATACTTGGTATGCAGCGGTCCCTTCAGGACGCCGACGTTGTAGAGCGCCGCCGAAAACACCACCTTGCGCACCAGCGTGACGTAGTCGGCCTCCTTCAGATCGTCGTCGATCTTAACACTCATCCGCTCCGCACGCTTCTTGGCCTCGGCATGGACAGCCTTCTCGATCTCCTCAGTCGACAACTCAACCTGCGATGGGTCGCCCTCCGGTCCGGCCCTCTCCTGCACCAGGCGGTCGAGGATGGCCTGCAGGTCCGCCAACTCCAGCTCGGGCAGCGGCGACGGGGCGAGACCCCAGTTCTTCTCGGTGTTCGGGAATAGCATCTGCATGAGCCGGGCAACTGTCGCGACGATCTTCCACCGGGTCAGCTTCGGGTAGGCTTTCGAGCAGTCAGGGTCAATCTTGACCTCGGGGTCATATATCCCCCGGAACTGGCGGAGGTTCTGCAGCCAGCGATCCTCGGCAGCTTTGCGGTCCTGCTCGTGCCGCTCGAACTGTTTGAACAGCGTCACGCCGAAGGCGTTCAGTTTGGTTTCATCAATCTGCGGGATGTCCATCGTCACCTCGGCATGTTGTAGGCGTTACGGGTCGAGCCGCGCTGCGCGGCCAAAGCCTCATCATACGACAATTCCCGCCGCTCTGCTTTCCGGCGGCCCCCGCGCTCGTAGTACATATCGCCATATTGATTCGCTTCCGCGATGTGGGACCAGTCGTTCTTCTCGACTTCTTCGACGTGCCGACCGTCCTTCGTTTTCTTGAACATGTACTTCCCACTCAGCGCCTCAGCCACTTGCACTCTGGGTCGATCTGGTACATTGGCCTCCCGAAGTCACCCAGTCGGGTAAGGAAATGATCCGTCGCCCCCTGCCGATGCACGGGGCTGTTCGAGTAGGCGAACTTCACCTTACCGAGCCCCTTGCGGGAGTATCGCTTGAAGATGTCGGCACACGAGGTCTCGTCGGCCTGTGACCCACTGGCCCCACTCGGGTCACCCGTCACGAATATCTCGAACCCGTCGTACTTTTGCCGGATCAGCGGTAGCAGCTTGCTTTCGATCGCGCGCTCGATGCCCATCCCGAAGGTCACGATCTCGTCCAGCGTCAGCACCTGACCGAACGCGTTCTGCTGCTTGAGCACCATCGCGGGCGTGAGTCCGAAGTCGGCAGACACCAGCAGGAGCGAGTTCGGGTCGGGGATCAGCCGGGTCTTGGCAACGTGGATGTCGCGGTTGAACGCGGGGTGCACCGGCTTACCGCCACGCGATCGCCCATACTCGCACATCACGTAGGTTCGGATGTAGTCGTCTGTCTTCCCGTTAACCAGGGCCTCGTAGTATCCGGGCGGCAGGTTCTCGATGTTCTCCGCCTTCGGGTTCGGGATGTACTGCTTCTCCCCCACCCGCAGCATGGCCGGCGGCTGTATAAACACCTCGACGCCGAGCTTCTTCAGGTCAACCTCGGTCTTCCCGTCGTCCGGGTCGATCCCGCTCAGCCGGTAGTACCAGTAGGAGTCCTCATCCGGCATGTTCGAGTCCCCCCAGACCCCCACCCACGAC